GTGGGGGAGCCCCCCATTTCTGGGGGGCCGTGGGGAGCCTAGTGGCTCTCCCAATAGCGAGCGGTGTCAGCGTGTTCGCAGACAGTGTCCACGAAGAGCTGGGGGTCCTCGCGCAGACATAGTCTGCAGACGTGACCGTCAAAGATGACCTGGTGGCCGTTGACCAGAGCGAAGCTTCCGTTCATTTCCTTCACCTCCTTAGCTGAGAGCATACTCTCAGTATAGTTGCCACCACTGACAATGTCAAATCGTGTAACAATAATTTTTATGTGTCATACAGATTCTTTACGTTCGCTACGGATTGCGGGCGCACCTTCTGGTGTGTGTCAATTTGACAATATTAGACGTAGCCACTAAGATATAAGTATAAGGACACAAAGTCCTTAGGAAGGGGGGTGATGTAAATGACAAAGCCAGGATTCAGAGCACCGTGGACACACGGGGCCTATGCCTATGCTCAAGCGGACACTTTCGCTGACTTCCGTGAAGGGATGAAGCGCAAGCGCAAGGAGCAGTGGGTAAAGATGCCTAACGACGGTGAAGCGGGTGACCGCCCGTGTAGCATCTGCGGTATCGCACTGCGGGAAGCATACGCTTCTAACCCCGGTGGGCCACTGACCCAAGTGGACGACCAGAGTACGTGGATATATACCCCACGTACCAAGTCTGCCGTGGGCGTGCACTACGGGTGCTCATGGAGCGCGTTGTTTAGCGCTATCGCTCAGATTCGTCTGTAGCGCTCGGGGGGCTTCGGCCCCCCACAAAAAAAGACAATGACCACCAAACCGAAAGGACAAAAAATGAAACTAGCAGCAACAGTGACCATCGATGGACAAGTCTTATTGCTTGACTTGGACAAAGTGGACAGCGAACTAACAGCACTTCAGAGTGCCGTAGGCGGGTGGATTCAAGCAGTGGACTTGAAAGATGGAATGAGCATGTACCTAAACGAAGAAGGAAAAGTACATGGACTTGACCTAAACCCCGTAGCAACAAAGTACTGGGAGGATAGCTACGGTGTCGGTACTGACATCATCGTTGGCGACGTAGTCTTCACTGGACTTCCTGACCGTAACGGAGACACCACCAGTATCACTTCCACTCAATTGCAGGACATTATCGACAGAGCGGGTGCCCGCGCATAGCCTAGCCCCGCCAGAGAAGAACCCCCACACTCCCCCCGTGGGGGTTTTTCTTTGTGATATCCTAGGCGCTATGTACTTACCTAATGATATTCAGAGTGCGCTCAAGACAAGCGCCAGTGACGCCGACACACTTCGGCACTTCGTTCGCGTGCTACGTGATAGCGGGTGGACCCTAGGCAGTATCGCTGAACCGCTGGGAGTGTCTCGCGAGTGGGTACGACAAATGGTGAACAGCGTAGATGACCCCGAATATTCTTTCGCCGTAGCAAATAGCCGTGGATTTTTACCACCACTCCCGCCACAGAAGATGGAGGATGAGGAACGTAAAGAATCTGTACGCGCTGACCCAGACCCAAATACTTTATCTAGAATGTTGGAATTACAACCAATGGCCAAGCAAGTGCGCTCGAATAGTCCCAAGTACCGCTCTGAAGGGGAGGAGTACACCGCTTTGCTGGCTCGAGAGCACATGGAACGTGGAGTGCCACTACTTCGTCTGGCCAATGAACTCGGGGTGACACACTCTGCTTTGCGCTTTAGGTTGGTGCGCTATGGCTACAAGGATGCATCCTCGGGGCACAAGGTGTACAGACCGATTAGTGAGAAGAACCGTGTGTCTGCTGTGGCTATCTGATGGGAAAGTCTCTCGCTCAGATAGTCGCTGAACTCCCCGAAGATGAGCGACAGAAGATGTTGGAGGGCCTCGACCCCGACACCCTCGTGTGGGACTGGAGTTTCTGGGGCAGGCCAGAACAGATTCCACCTAATGACACCTCGTGGAACGTTGGGCTGTACCTCGGAGGACGTGGTGCTGGTAAGACTAGGGCAGCGGCTGAGTGGGTAAGAGATAGGGCTAGAATCTCAGACCAGGGGCACCTAAGATTTCTACTGGTAGCTCGTACTGCAGCTGACGTCCGTGACGTGCTCGTGGAGGGTGACTCTGGAGTACTCAATGTCAGTCCCCCCTCGGAGCGTCCTTTGTATGAACCCTCGAAGCGTAGGCTGACGTGGCCTAATGGGAACACCGCCGTGCTATCCACCGCCGATGAACCTGACTCGCTACGTGGTGTGCAAGCACACTACTCGTGGGCAGATGAGCTGGCAGCGTGGAGACAGACCCCAGATGCGGCAGGCATGACCTCGTGGGACAACCTACGTGTTGCCACTCGTCTAGGGCTCAACCCCCAGATATTTGCTACCACAACCCCCAAGCGTGTGTCTGTGCTGTACTCACTACTCGAGGAGGCCAAGGAGGGCAAGAAGGTTTGGATATCTCGTGGCTCGACAATGGACAACGCAGGTAACCTCTCGGAGGCCTACATTAGTGCCATCACTGGAGTGTACGCAGGAACTCGACTGGCAGCGCAAGAGTTGTATGGTGAGATGCTGGACGCTGTAGATGGAGCACTCTGGACAGATGAGCTGATTAGCGCTGGTCGTCAAGGCGTAGTACCAATGGGACTTCCCCTACGCTGTATTGGGGTGGACCCCTCGGTAGCGGAGAGCCCTCGTGATGAGTGCGGGATTGTTGTAGTTGCCTCGACCGCCGAACGTGATTTGTATAAGCGCCAGTCGTGGGTATTGGAGGATGCCAGTGTCCTAGGCTCGCCGACAGTGTGGGCCCAGAGAGTAGTGGACATGGCTCGCAAGTGGGGATGCCCAGTAGTCGCTGAGGTGAATCAAGGTGGGGCGTTGGTGCGCAATGCTATCCACACTATCGACCCCTCCATCACCGTGCTGGAGGTGCATTCCAAGTATGGCAAGGCCCTAAGGGCTGAGCCTATTACTCTCGCTTATGAGCAGTCTAGGGTGCACCATGTTGGGTACTTCGCGGAGCTCGAGAGCCAGATGACTTCGTGGGTACCAGGTGAAGGAAAGTCGCCAGACCGCGTTGATGCTTTGGTACACGCCCTAACGGCTTTGCTTATCAAGCCCCCCGCTGGTTTTAGTGGTGGGAAGATTACGGCTAAGTCTCACTCATCACGCCGACTACCTCTAGGTGGTAGTGGTAGTGGTGGCGGACGGATGGGAAAGTTTCGCGTTAGGTAATGGTGGTACTGGTGGTGGCAGTGATGAGAGAGTCGTAAGAGAACTTCGCACATTCCAATATCGAAAGTTGGCGTGCGTCTCCCGCGAAGGTTGGCGGGCCTAACATGGCACTCATTGTCAACTAATGTAATATCCAAAGTTGATGCGGTAAGGCTGCTGGACTAACTAGCTTATATGTCTGTCCACATATGGAGTAACCCCCTACCCCATCTGTCAAGTAGGTAGTTAGTCTGACTTGGTGGGAGCCCTCGGGAAACTTTGGCTACCTATGATAGTTCTGGCCCCGTCTCAGAGTCATACTATTTAGTGACAGTCACTAGCTGAGCAAGGGATTAAGTTGTCGCCTGTGACGCGCAAGCTTGATATATAACTATTGTTGGAGGGGGCGGGGGCACCCCCCCTATGTTAGGTGTAGGTATCGCTAGGGGAGGGGGGTCTCTCCAGAGAATGTGCACATTGATAACACAATGATGTCAGTCAAGTGGGACTCCTAGGCAGGTGGTGGCATACCTTTTATTTTTTTGTCGCCCCACAAGATTTCTATTAACTGCGGTTATGCCCAAGGGTGGCAGTATTTAGGAAACAAACCAGCAACACCCCAAAACATAGCGGAGCGTACTCACCGACCAAAAGCACTTCAACTAAAGGTACTAAATCCTCTGCTCTGTACATAAACTCTACTGTTCCATTTTCCCCGCTTAAGTACTAAAGATGCGCTAGACTGTACAGGTGAGACGTTCAGCCAGAAATCAGCCCCTCCCCGATACAGAGGTGACCCATCTTCTGAGTCTTACTGGTACACCCCAAGCACTCAAGGCTCGTGCCTACTGTCTATACCAAGCAGGGTGGACTCTCTCCGCTATCGGGGACCCCCTAGAAAAAGCACGCTCCACTGTCCGTTCTTGGGTCCTCTCGGGGCCTTACCCATACCAAGAGGACATTCCATTCCCCGAAAACAAACAGTATGTTAGGAAGCGTCCTGTCTCCCCTGGAATCGACCAAGAGACCAGAGAGCATCTACACGCGCTCGCCCCCATTGCACGGAAGTATCGCTCCAAGCTTCCCTATACCCATAGCGCCACTCAAGCCAACCGCGAGCTGACTGAGCTAGTTCAAGAACTCCACGAAGCTGGAGTTTCCATCCAAGAGTTGGCCGATGCCACAGGTGTCACCTATCGGGCAATGTATAGAAGGGTCAGAAATGTCCGTTAAGTACGACCTTTTTCCCGCCTACATTACTTTCATCCCAGCAGAAGATGAGACAACTGCTCAAAACATGACGTCTGGTCCCCCCAACCCCAAGGGCGCACGACATCTAGATAGAGCCAGAGTGATTGTTTACCAGAACAAGGTTCTGGTTGCTATCGACGGCGACCGTGGACCTCAGGTTGTCTTCCGCGATACTTATGAGGCCACCGACTTCTTTCGCTCTAAGTCACGCGAAGAAGATTCTTATCTTACGACCACGTCTGGGAAGAAGATTGCTTTCCGTCGAAACGACTCGTGCGCTTGTGGCTCAAGACTCAGGTCTTGGAATCCCTACAAAATCCTTAACGCAACAGGAGACCCAACAGAATGACTGCACTAACTCTCGCCACGCTCGCCATCCTCGGTGCGAGCACCTATCGAATTTCAAAACTGCTTATCGAAGACGTTATCTTCGATAAAATCCGCGAAAAAATTTTTACAAAATTTCCGCCCGAGACCACCAATATCGGGTACTTCTTTACGTGTTACTGGTGTATGAGTATTTGGATTGGAACACTCATCACACTGGGTTATATACTTGGAAGTACTGTTATGATTTTAGTTTGCCTTCCGTTTGCGCTCTCTGCAATCGCGGGCCTACTGAGTGATGTGAGGTAGACGTGGGAGTTTTTCGTAGGGAGTCGTCGGCCAGCGCGGTAGCCTACTCCGCGCCCCGCCCGCTGACGGCAGCCGCAGCCCAAATCAAGCTCAATGATAAAGCCGAAGCAGAGCAGTTTAAATCCAGACGTGCTTCTTCTGTTAGTCAGTGGCAACAGGAAGCCTGGGAATACTACGACGCAATCGGCGAAATTAAGTATGCTTTCGGTCTTGTTAGCTCGGTTATCTCTCGAGTTCGTCTGTACGCAGCTATCATTGAAGACCCCGCCGCTTCCCCCGTTTCTGTTAAAGATTCCGACAGCCTAGACCAGTCCGTTATTGATGCCAGCCAACGAGCCCTTGCCCGTCTTGACTCTGCTTATGGCGGGCTTCCTGGTCTTCTCCGTGACGCAGCTCTTAACATCCTTGTTGCAGGAGAGTGCTACCTAGTTCAGACTCCTGAGCGTATTGGTTCTGGACTTCCTGAGACATGGGATGTTAGGTCCGTCGACGAACTCAAAATTGACGGTCGGGGACAGTACATTATTTCTACTCGCCGAGACCTTAATGGAAACTCTGCCGTTTCGGTACCCAAAAACTCTTTCGTTGGGCGTATTTGGCGTGCGCACCCACGCTACTCCGATGAGCCAGATTCTTCTCTGCGCGGTATTTTGGACCTGTGCTCCGAGCTTCTGCTCCTCAACCGTACCTTTCGCGCTACGGCACGTTCTCGCCTTAACGCAGGTGCGCTCTACCTACCAGACGGTCTTTCCGTGTCTGCGGGCCCAGAGGAAGACCTTCAGTTCGCTGATGAGATTGACATTACCAACCCCACTCCAGAGGAGGAAGAAGACGAATTTGAAGAGCAACTGATTGACGCGATGACTGCTCCGATTTCGGACGAGTCTTCCGCTTCGGCAGTTGTTCCTCTTATCATTCGTGGTCCCGCTGAACTTGGTGACAAGATTAAGCAGTTTAAGTTTGAGCGTTCTTTTGACCCAGCACTTGCTGAGCGGTCAGACCGTGTGCTTGAGCGAATTCTTCAGGGACTTGATGTTCCTAAGGATGTTGTTACAGGTCTCGCCAACGTTCGCTACTCCAACGCAATTCAGATTGATGAGAGCCTCTACAAAGCTCACATTGAGCCTCTGCTTTTGTTGCTCTCTGATGCACTTACAGTTGTCTACTTCCGTCCCTACCTGCGCTCCCTCGATTTCGATGAGGCCGACATTGCACGGTTGGTTGTGTGGTACGACCCGAGTGCTATCTCTACGCGCAATGACCGCGCTGAAGATGCAGATTCTGGGTTTGACAAGATGGCGGTTAGCTACGCAACGTGGCGACACGCTCACGGATTCTCTGACTCAGACGCCCCCAGCCCGACAGAACTGGCTATGAGGTTAATGATTCAAAAGGGCATGATTACGCCCGAGCTCACGGAGGCAATGCTTGCCACTTTTGCACCAGAAGCAATGGAAGCCGTGCGCCAAGGTGCTCAGGCTTCTAGCTCAGCTCCTGTTCCGCCTGAGGTTGAGCAGTTGCTTGAGGGGCAACAGCAGTCCCCAGAGCCCACGGAAGAAGTTTCCGAAGAACCCCCAATTCCCCTTGCCGAGCCTCAATAAAGGATGATTTTGTGTCTGACCTAAATTTTATTATTGATACCCAGTCAAATGAAGATACTCCAGTATCTTTGCGAGCCCTCCCGCACAAGAGTCTTATTGAGACTTTACATAAAGAGGCGGATAAATTTAACGCCAAGCTTCCTCTGGCAAGGCGTGTTCCTGCCAAGACAGTTGAAGCGATTATCTCCCGAGAAGAGACTCACCCGAATGCAATGAGGGCCTTGGGGCAGTATTTCAACACTATTGAGAATCCACAAACACCAGCGCCAACTACCCACCGAGACCTTCTCCCCAAGAACCACCCTTTGTCCACTAAGTGGGTTTCGCAGTTTTCTGTGCGGGAGAGCGTTGCCACATACTTTGAGTCTGACACAAGGGTTGAAGACTATGAGACACGCGCCCTCATTGCTTCGGCGCTTTCCTACGAGCCAGACTCTGCTCAGCGACACTTCTATAACGAAGTTATACTTGCTAAGACTAATAATGTCTCTCTACTTGCCAATCTTGACGAAGCTGATAAGATGATTGAAGAGAGGAAGGCAAGCAAGTGACAAAGTTAACCACAGACATCATAAACGGAGCAATGTACTACATTCTCGTTAAGCAGACAATGGAAGATTACCTGAAGAATAACCCTATTGAGGACGAAGAGACTCTTGAGAACTTTAAAGGGTTTTGGGTTGAACTTGAGAAAGAAATGAACGACACGAAACTTCCAAAAGGCCACTCTTGGGACATTCCCTCGGAGTGGTAACAAATATTTTCATTTGTACTAGAATTGTCTAGTACACATTTTGACTCAGGAAAGAAGCACGCGGTGAGCCTAAGCCACAACCTGTCGGAACAAGCACTACAGGCTCTCATTGCGGCTATTAATCCTTATGCGGGCGGAAACTCTAGGCTTGCCCGCTCTCTCCGTGCACGTCTCCAGCCCCGAGACAGCAAGGGTCGATGGATTCGCACAGGTGTTAACTTTGCCGTAGATTTTAAGGTTAACGGTAAGGTCTATAACGCCAATCCTCGCTCTGTAGGCCCATCTTCCCGCGAGGGCTTTATTCAGGTTTATGTTCCTAAGGGTGACCCCAATATTCCTGAAGGGTTTTATGAGGTCGAGTCTGGCAAGGGCGAAGTAGTTATAGCAGTTCTTGATGGTCCATCCGTTGCTTCATCAAAAACTTCTATTACAGACAAAAACGTTATTGACATCAACTCCGTTAATCGTTCCGATGCCCCCGAGGGTTGGGACTTCAAACCCACCGAAGACGGACAAAACCGTTGGGTTACTCAAGATGGAAAAGTTGAAATTGTTGAGAACGCTGAGACTGGCAAGGTTGACCTTATTGAAGACGGGGAGAAGCTTTCCGAGCATGACCAAGTTGCTCTTGCCTTCGCCGAGTCTGACAGACGAGACGTCGAACAATCTGTAGTAGCCAGCTCCAAAAAAGTTGTTGCCCGTCTCCGCAAAAATATTGAAGACGCTCCACCAGCGGAGAAAGAGGCTGCCAAAGAAATCCTCGACCGAGTTCTCTTTGATGACCCAGACTACGAAGAAACTCTGCAACTAAACGACTCTAACCCTCCAAACCCAGAGAGTATGGGTGAAGGTGTAGAAATATCAGCTGAAGACCTTAGGCGTATGCGTCTAAGTCCCATTACTGGTCAGCATTTGGATGAAGACGGTAACTTCACCCCTGAAAGACAAGAACTGCATAACCAGATAATTCTTGAGGCACTAGAGGGCACAACACCTGTCGAAGAGCCTGTTCAGAATATGAATGGTGGCGGACCTGCATCTGGTAAAGGCACAATGACTAGGGGAGCCAATAAAAGGCTCACTAACTACGACGAAAACTCTGTTCTTGTTGACCCAGATGAAGTTAAAAACAAATTTCCCGAGGTCCAAGCGGCTATTGAGCGCATCAGAAATGGTACAGCCACCGAACAAGATTTTAATTGGGCAGGTCTTAGCCACGAGGAGAGTAGCCATGTGGCCAAGAGAATCCACCTCGCAGGCCTAGAACGTCACCACAACATCATCTATGACGGAACTGGTGATGGCGGAGTAAAGAGCGTCCGCGAAAAAGTTAAGCTCGCACGGGATAACGGCTATAAGACAGTAAATGCCAACTACCTCTATCTAGAGCCCGACGAAGGTATGAGTCGAGCTAAAGAGAGGGAAAAGGAAAACTTCCGCAGGGTACCGGAGACCGTCCTTAAAAACACTTACAACACTATTTCTACTATATTCCCAGAACTTCTCAAAGATAATATTTTTGACACTGTTCGTCTTTTCGACAACAACCAAGAACGAGGCGTAGCTGCGAAACTTATTCTGGAGCAAAAAGACGGCGAAACTGAAGTTATAGACCAAGACTCCTACAATCGTTTCTTACGAGCAAAAGCTTCTGATGACAAGCAACCGCCCGAAAAGCCAGTGGCAGAACTCCCTGAAGAGGGTGCCCTCCCCGAAGACTTTCGACCCAAAATCAGTGCTGATGAGGTCACCCCTGGAACAGCTGTTATTGATACAGATTTTGACGTCCAGAAGATTGGAACGTTCGTTGATGTCAACGACCCTCTAGTTCCTTCTCAACTATTCCACGTCACAACTAATCGCGAAGGTGTTTCTAACTCGCAGAGACTCCTCACAACTACCACTGATGGTAAAGGTTTTGGCGGAGCAGACCGCAATGTTGTTTCCTTCTCTGGAACTAAAGAACGAGCCCTTCAGATGCACGCCGACCTTGAGGACTACGTCCGACTGAGGCAAGCACAAAGCAACACCGAAATTTTTGATGCAGTTAACGATTTTTCTGCTAAGTACGACATCCCGAAACAGCGCAAGGACGCTGTACTTAAGTCTTTGACGCAAGAGAAAGATTTGGCTGACGGACCCACTCGACACAACGCAATGACTCAGCTATTCAACGAGCGCGAGACGGCTACAGGTATTCCAAATCCAGTCATTCTTGACAATGACTCTTGGGAGACCATGTCCCCAGACAACATCGCTCTTCTTAGTGTTCCTAAGGACCGCGTTGAGTCTACTGGTGCGGCTGTCTCTTATATACAAAGTGGAGCATCCCCCGAGGAATTCCGAGTTCACGGAAGTGTCCCCGTTAAAAGCTGTACAAATCCTTCACCACGTACTTTTGCAGTTGGCGACCCCTCAGACCCCTGCGAAGACGACTTTGAGGACATCGACTCCCTCACCGACCCCGACGAGAATGATGTTACTGTTGCTCCTCTTGAGAGCCTCACCGAACCTCAACTGAAAACAGAAATGTTCGAGTTGCAGGAAAGAATCCAAGCCCTAGAGTCTCGTGCAGGTGACGAATCTGTTGACAAAGAGATTCAACGTACCACAGAACGATATGCTGAGCTGGAAACTGAACTTGGCAAACGTCAAAACAACAAACAAGTTGACAATAAGGCTACCGAAACGGTAGAGTCTGTTACCACAAGAATTAATTCTATTGATGCTCAGATTAGTCGTCGGATGGACCGAGGCCAAGGCTATAAAGACTTGGAAGAGCGCCAACAAAAACTTATTGCAAAAAGAGAAGCACTCCAGAAAGGGGAGCAAGTAGATGACAGACAAACTGGACAAGGAACTGACGCAGGAGCAGAAGGAACAGTTCCTCGCGGTGTGGCAGGAGCGCCGTCCCGAAGTGCTCGAGTGGAGCGACGAGGAGATTCTCTACGCGATGTTTCTGGGAATGTAGTTGCCACTAGGATTGCCGAGCCCACGAATGCTGAAGCGCTTCGTGAAGAGGGCGTCAGGGTTGTAGAACTATTTGAAGTAGATAAAGACCAAGCTGAGTTTTTTAGGGACTCTTTCGAGTTGGCAAGAAATTCCAGCACTTATGGGTCATCGGTAACGCTCCACGACTTGGACTACTACCAACAAGACGATGTAAGAATGTTCCTCACCCAAGATGGCTTGGGCGGAATTGTTCTTAATGGCGATGAGATTGTTACGGGATTCATGCACCCCGAGGCATCTGACCGTGGACAGGGTGCCATTGTTTCTATGGTTTCCAACATGGTTGACCTCGGTGGGAGGCGTCTAGATGCTTATGACACAGTTCTCCCTGGTTTCTATGCAGAGGCTGGGTTCCGTCCTGTTGCTCGCCTCCGTTGGGACGACCAGTTTGCACCCGATGACTGGGATTATGACCTCTATGACAGATGGAACGGCGGACGCCCAGATATCGTCTTTATGACTTTCGACCCAGACCGTTTTGGCTCCGAGTATGACCAGTCTGAGGGTCAGTATGTTGATAGCTACGAAACGGGTCCTGTTGCTCAACAGCGTGCTTTAGAGGGGTTCGATGAGTCCAAGTGGGTTCAAATTCGCGAACAAAGACGTGAGCGTGCTCGAGCTCGACGGATGGAGACTCAGCAACAGAATGACGCCCTCAAGCAAGAGGACGGTCTACTTGTTGGTGAAGTTCCGAAGAATGACAATGACAAGCCAAAAAATCAGGCTCTCATTCTTTCCCCCATTGGACAGGTTGTTGAGGTTACCAGCTCTAATGGACGCAAAATGCGTTTCATTAAAATTGGACGTGACACTTGGAAGCGTGCGGACAAGCCTGACGACCACACACGGTACCGCTCCCATCAGATTCGTCGGGACAAAATGGAGTACGTCAAGACTACAGAGTCAGATGTCCCGTCCCTTGACTTACCTCCACGCTATTACAACTCTTTCCGTCCTGTTCCGTACTCTATCCCGAGGGGCTCCTCCGACGAAGAGCTTAAGCGCCTGCGTTCTATGTACGAACGACAAGCAGACACCACAGACAACTCAATTAGTGTCCAACGAGCAGAAGCCACCGTAAAATTTATCGACCGCCTTAGCGCAAGACGCGAGGGACGTACCGCTACACCACGCCAAAACACCACCGACCGCGCTAATGCGTCTGGTTCTAGGGGGCGCAGACAGAATGCCCCACTTCTGGAGAATAATGACCCAGAGTCTGGCTCCACAGAAGCACACGTCCCCACCAAGCCTACCCCCGATGAGAATGGTGTAACCGACAACCCAGAGCTTCTCGCAGATATATATGACCGATACACCCTTACCACTGTGTACCTCCAAGCTCTTACTGCGGGTAGGGACTCTACAATGATGACATTTAGGACGGAGGCAGAAAAAGGAGTTCCCTACACTGGAACCCAAGCTAGTGTTCCGATTACTGCCATCCGAGATGCTCTACAGCTTCAAGGTGTTGACACCAACAGATTAGTTGAAAATGCAAGAATCATTAGAGAAAATCGCGCTTCTGTCCGCGACCGTAATTCCGTCACCCCATCAGATATTCAGGAGTTCACTGATAGTCAGAAGCTAATGGAAAACCTGTGGGGCTCATTGAGACAGCTTGAAGAAAACCTTAGGGTGGCCTATATCACTGAGCGGGTTGATTCGCCAAGAATTACATCTCTCTCGCAGCGTGTAGAAGCACTACGCGCAAGAATTGCTCGCCTTGAGGAGAGGGGGTTCCGCCTAACGGTGCCACCCGAGGCTACATTAGTGGAGGGGTTTAGCTGGGACGACAACACCGAGCCAGATATCTACCGTCCAGAGCTTATTATGGACGCCCTCAAAGCCCGCTATCCAGATGCAAAACTCAACGATGATGGTGAGCTTATTGTTGGGGAGGCTGAGCACACTGTTGGAGGTAATAGATTTAGGTATGAGGCAGTCATTACTCGGACAGATGACGAGATGTTCTACGTTTATATTCGAGAGACTAACCTATCGGACGAAAACCCAGCAACTAGGTCTCGCTCTTTTAGATTTGATGTAATGCGTCATTCAGCTAGAGCTATCAACAACCAAGCAGCAAAAGCCCGAGAAAAAATTTTTAACACAGCCTCAGGCTCTAATATTCATTCTTGGTTTAACGACCCTCGGAGGCGCCGCGAAGGACGCGAGCCCAAGTTTGATGTCCCAGATGAGCAAGGTATGCCCCACCACGTTCGTGACCAAGTTCTTACCCGAGAAGCTCTTCGGAAGATTGAAGAGGCCACGAGTGAAGAGGGCATCACCGAAGAGATGATTGGTGTTCTCTATAACTACATTCGTAGTTTTGGAAACGACACTGGAGTTATGCAGGCCTTGTACTCCACATTTAACTTGGATGTGCCCACCCTTAACCGCTTCGTGGACGCAGTCAATCAGCACATTTACGAGCGTGATGGTCTTAACAGCTTCTCCCTTTGGGAATCTGACAATGGCACACCTCTTGCAGAGGGTGACCTTGTCACGTACACGGGAAATGAACGGCAACGAGGATACGAAAATCTGAGCGGGAAGCGATTTATAGTCAGAATTCGCGGACTTGAGCACCGCTCTGATGGGTACTCCTACACAGACTATCTTCAAGTTCAAGCTGTTGATGAGAACAACAATCCTCTGCCGGGTACTGATGGTAATTTCCGTTGGGTCTCTTCGCACAACCTCAGGTTGGATAGGACATCAGGGAACACTGATGGCTCAGAACGCACAGGGGTGGGTGCGATATCTATGCCACTTCCCGTTCTCACTACTCGCGCTGGTAACCGCTATGCTGGGCAGGGGCGTCTCAACGAAGTCGCTCCATATGTTTCAGAGTATGACCGAGACACTCTAGCTAGCCCCACCGTTGACATTGACGGCATTCAATACCCCGTCCAAGCTTCTCGCCAGAGCTTGCTTGGTCCCGACCTTGCAAATGTCATTGCACGTCCTCGCCAAGTACAACAGGGTGACTTCCTCATGCACTTTGACCCCGAGACTGGCTCTCGCCGTCTGGTTGAAGTTGTTAACACTGAAACACTAGAAAACGGAAATATTCGTCTTACGACCGTTGAGCCTGTTAACCGCACATCTGCCAAGGTTTCCCAGACAGAGTTTGGTCCAGACGAGTTGTCGCTCGACATCTATCGTTACGACCCCAACTTCACTCCTGACGAGGAAACCCTTACCACCGCCCACGTTGGAAGAATCGCTGACGCGGTTCGCGGTGTCAACCTAGATGAGCTCTCTCGCGAGGCGAGAAGTACCATTGCTCGACTTCTTAGTTATGACCTAGATAGCGAAGACCTCACCATCAACGAGTACCGCGAGGCACTCGCAGAACTTCTCAATAGCAGGACTGATGAGGGTCTTATAGGTCAAGTATCTGTTGCTGACGCTCGAAGGGCACTAGATGTTGCCATGAACCGAGGACTTCCAACCCAAGACGCCCGCAATAACATACAAGCTGTCTCGAACGCTGGCACTCAACGTGGGGCACAAATTGGCGCGAACACAGGGCAGACTACCACTCCCACTGGTCCGGTCCCCGTATCTAGTGCTAGTAGACCTCGGAATACTGTTGCGGGCTACGAGAACGGCCCCTATGGACCAGAAGACGGAACTCTAGATGGTATGGATAGAGATGCGTTTGAAGCGCTTTTACGTATGCCCGATGGGGTAGCAAAAACAAAGGCTTTCAATAAACTAGTTAAAACAGTCCTTTTCGCTAAAATCTACGGAACTCAGTTTGCACTTGAATTTGTGCCAAGGAGCCAGTGGCGCAATGGCTTGTCTCTAAACAGGGGAGAGCTGGGTTGGCAGGCCAATATAGTAGACCCAGCGACTGGGCAGAAAGTTGGTTTTGTACATAGAACATACAGATTTGCAGCTAATCCCATAGACCCATCTGGTGACGACGTAATTGATGTCCACCACGACTATGTTTGGTTCACTGATAGTTCTGCTACTGGGACTGGGTTTGCCACTGATTTCTACTACGTTTCAGACAACTTCTACGAGTCTACTGGCGTGGATATAAACACCATAGGAACTGCCAGAGATGGCTCTTATACTTGGGGACTCGCCAACTTCACTTGGAATTCCACAGTCAATATCCACAACATTATGCGTAAGCTCTACGACAAAGCCGATGAATACGAGCCTAGCGACCCAGTCACGGCCACTAAGTTGAGAGACTTGGCCGTCCGTCTCGGTGCCCCTGCGGGAACTGAGAGCCTCACTGGACCAGCTCGGGGGCGAGCTCTTATCGATGCTCAATACAATCTAGACTTGCGGTACGTTCAGACTTCCCCCGACTACCCAGACCCCGTCGACATTTCAAGTCTTCTAGACCCCAATGACGCTCAGAAGAGAGCCGAGCACGAGCGGGCGCAGGCGCTACTACCAGAGGGCCAGAGAACAAGATATAAAACTCTAGGTAGAGAAATTATGGAGGGGACAGGTTGGTCTGGTATTCGGTACCTTAATCCAGCGCTAGACCCGAGGCCAGACAATAGGAAAAACAAAAAGTCCGCTCAGCAAATCGCGATAGAAGAGTCTGCTAAGAAGAAAGACGAGGCCGAAAAGACTGTAGCAGTTGAGAAGCTCAAAAAAGAAACTGAAGATGCTGAAGAGGCTCAAAAGAGCAAGTCTGGTCGGCCTCAAGGGAGGACAATCACCAGTCTTAGCGACGTAACTAACGCCGCACCTGGTGACGTCATTAATGTTACTGAACCGGGATATGAGGCAGTATACGTAAGGCAGGAAGATGGCACGTGGGACGCGATTTTCTACGGAAGTGATTCTAACCCCTTTAGAAGTGCCTACGACGATGACGATTTAGACATTGTTGACGGGTTCAGTGGTGACATTATGTCAGCACAGATTTTTACTACTCCTGAAGCGCAAGAGTATTTCTCCCAGTATGCGGCGGGAACTCTAAAAGTAGATAACCCCACAAGGGAGACTGTAGAGAAAGCTCTAAGAGATGGTGACCTTTTCACGATGGAAGCCATCTACAGAGGAAATTTAACAAACAACGGTAAGTTTGGAAGAGACAATTTTACTCTTAGAGTAAACTCCTCTCGAATCGAAAGCCAAGGCACAGACGACGACGTTTACGAGGTCGGAGGGGATATCCTCAATGAGAATGGTCAAAGGATAGGACCTTTTAGGCGAAAAATACGCATGAGGCCTGACGGTAAACTCGAGATATACCACGGCATACTAAAAATTGAGGATGACAGGTACAAGAGAAGTGGTTTTGGTAAGGACTTTACAAAACAGAGTGAAGCCTTGTATAAGCAAATGGGCGTCGATTTAATTAGATTACACTCAGCGTGGGATGGAAGTTACTTCTGGGCTATGCAAGACTACGAGTGGGACTTGGAACATGATAATGGTAGCAAATACTCTATTTTGAGTGGGGTCCCTGGTGCGCTCCAAGAAGAACTAGACCGTGCAAGAACTAGTGACCCACCGAGACCTAAAGATGTCGCGAAGCTTGAAGCCTTGATAGATAGGATGGCTGGCTTGGATATCGACGACCCTAACTTCCCTTCTCCCCGAGAAATTGCTATGCTGAAGAGTCAGGACCCATCTCTCAATGACGACGGAAATGGTGGAGACGGTGCCTGGATGCAAAAAATTCTGAAGAACACTGGGTGGCATGGAAGAAAAGAGCTTAGCTAAATGAAAAAAACAATAATGCAGTCAACGGTTAAGTTTAATGGCATTTACGGGGTTGAAGTCGGAGACTACGCCATTATTACCGAATACGGCTTTGTGGTTCAAAAACCAATTCCTGAGACATCGTACCTAGAGCTAGACCAGACAGATGGAAAAGTTGAAGTTAATGAGGAGCTTCTAGCTGAGGCTGACAGAATAAATAATCTGGGGGTTCTTATAGATGCGGGGGGAAACGACGAAGACAGCAACCCAACTTGGCTTCTCGATGAGTTGGAGGGTCCCGCAGGGGCAGATGTCCCCCCCTCAAATGTTAAAGTTATTAATGCAAATATGAGTTTAGATGGGAAACTCGGATGGGAGTATTTCCCCGGATACTATCTTCTCGAAGGCGGATTAAGCTACTCCCCGTACTCTAGGCCGCCAATTCAAGAGGATAAAATTGAGCCTGCAGAAGGGGAATTCACCGTAGATTATGAGCGCTACGTTGATGCGACCCGTGACGCTGAGAAGCTTGGGTTTATAGCTGAGGCAGAGAGACTTGGGATTGAGGGTTACATTGATTGAGGACGCCAAGAAGATACTTTATGCAGGCATAGGAGTTCTTGAAAGAGTAGATGAGCCTACAGAGCCTCTTGCCATTACTTACGCTGTTGAGAAAGAAAATGGCGATATTGAAGTTGAATACGTTGATGGTTCTCGGGAGTCATTTACCCCAAAACAAGGTAGTATAGTATCGTATACTTACGGAGTTGTACTTTTCACCGCAGAAGATGGTGAGGAGTATGTACTTCGACAAGTTTCAGACCTAGACGGTGAGTGGATTTCAGAAATAAAAATTTCACTTCCTGTTATCGCGTTGCAATATTTGCTATTAAAACCTGAGGAGACAGTAGAGATGGCGTACCTCGCTGATGAGTTAGAAAAACTTATTGCTCTTAAATCCCCAGACAATGACAGCATTATCTCAATGATGTACCTCAACAGGTACGGAGCATTTGTTCGAGTCAACGAAAACTGGGTTTCTATTGCTCCCATTGATTCCAGTCTTGATGGGACAGTTCCTTACAACGTTAATGCTGACACCGCTCAAGAGTTTGTTGACATGTATGACAATGACAGTGGGCTAAAATACTCACAAGTAAAAGATTATCTCACACCACCTAGTTAGGTAGTCACCCGTGACAGAATTTATCGGCTCTTCTGGGCCACTAATGCTATACACGCAGGGCGCGTGGGGTGTTGTTGTTGACTCAGAAGTTGGTTTGGTTGTTGCCTCTGGCGCTTCTGGCCTTCTCACGACTTCTCGGAGATGGACAACCCAAGATGTTAAGCCAACTGGGGAAACTGATGAGATTGCCGAGGCTAGCCTATCTGGGCTTGTTGCCTCTGGTAAAGGCTCGAGTAGTAAGTACACTATCCCCAAGTCAGTACAGGCCGAGGCGAAGAAAGCTCTTGAGTGGCGCAAGAAGGAGGGTAGGGGAGGAACCGATGTTGGTCTCAATACTGCTCGGACTCTTGCTAAAGGTGGTCAAATTGGAATTGAAAAGATTCGCCACATCGCCAAGTACTTTCCTCGTCACGAGGTAGATAAAAGAGGTCGTGGTTACCGCCCTGGCGATGATGGGTTCCCTAGTAATGGTCGTATTGCGTGGGCTTTGTGGGGTGGTGACACTGGCTGGCGTTGGGCTAGGACTATCGTCGAACGCGAAGAGAAGAAGGCTCTAAACGCCTCAGGATACGACCTGAAGAATTTCCCCACCACAGCTGTCGATGCTGATGAATTCACATACGACGACTCTCCAGACTACATGTCAGAGTTCCTCGCACGGATGCGCCTCGACGGTTCGGGTATGGACCGTCTATACCGAGTTGACTCGGAGAACAACTGTTTTGTGTGGGATGACGGCCAATGGGACGACCTCGGTATTTCTGGTGGAAACGTCTGGGACTACGACGAAGAACTCGACCAAGGCGTCCAAGATTCCGTAGAAAAGACTCACTTTGTCATTGACCCAGAGTCCGCAATTATTGTCGCTGCTCGCCTATATGTGAACCCCAGCACTCCCGTTACCGTTGAGGACATCGACGAATACGAAGCCAAGCTAGCCGTCGCAGCCATCGAGGACGAAGACTGGGACTTCATTGACCGTACTCTACTTTCCGATGGCTCTTTCCAGTCTCAGGAAGAGGAAGACGGAGACTACACCCCCGAAGAGCGTGCAGAAAATGCTTCCAAGCAAGTTCGTAATAAAGAGGGAAAATTTGCAAAAACGGGTTCTCGGGTTGTGGTGGGTAATGACCCCGCAAGGGGTTCTGGGGTTATCAAAAGAATTGAACCAGAGACTCAGAGTGTTGTTGTTGAGCTCGATGGTGGTAGAGAGATTACGGTCCCCGCAAAAACAGTGGAAGACGCCAAAAACTACCCTGCTCAGACACAAGAGGTTGCTCCCGCAGAGAAGAAAACTGTAGACACTTCTGGAATTCTCGGTGAAAGACGTTCCGCAGTAAAGAAGTCCAAGGCCAAACTATCTAAAGACATCCCTACAATTGAGCCTAAAGAACTCAGAAACATTATCTCCAACTATCCTGCTTGGGTTAAGGAGCAGAGAGATAACAAGATTGTAGATGAAAAGAGTCCTGCTACTAGGCCTAGCCCCTATGAGCACCCCCTTCTTCAGAACTGGCTAAGGAAGAGAAGTGGCTCAGATAAATATCCAATGAGCTCTTGGTCTAATCCAATTACAGCTGCTGCGGACGAGAAGCTTGTTAGTCCAGACACTAGTGATGTTCAACCTGTTTATATGGCCGTTGTGGATGCAGACGACCCGAGGGCAGTGTTGGATTTGATTAGTCTTGTACCAGCAAGCACCGTGTCCAATTCTCCGATGGTCTACACCCGTGAGCAGGGTAAGTGGGTTCGTGACCCTAAAACTCTTACTGACCTCAATTCTCCTACTCCTCCCCCCGTTGTGCCACTTGACTCGGAGGAAACTCTTAATGATGTTCTGAAGCAGGTTGACTTTGCCCAAGGCGTGACAGCCTCTATCGCACTCACTGTTTTGTATGGAAACGAGCCGATTGTTTCTTCCATCAAGGAAAACATCTCGAAAGCTCTCCGCAAGTACTGGATTGCTGGTGCTGGGGCCAAGAAGATTCAGTGGGGTGTTGGTGGCGACTGGTACCGATGTGTCCGTCAGCTTGCCCCTTTCATGGGGGTCAGAGCAAAGAGCTATTGCCAGATGCTCCACAAGACCGCTTTGGGCTACTACACCTCGACACATGCTCGCATGGAGAGGGCCAAGCTTGGGCAATTCGAGTTGGAAGAAGAAGAGCTTGCCGTTGAATTTACCGAAGTTACTCAATCCGACATGCACACCCCCCTCGAAAAGATTCTTTCTCAGAAGGGGGAGGACGAAGACTTTGACATTGATGAGGACATCAAGATTCTTCTGTCCGATGTTGAGGCTTTAGATTACGAGGATTACGCCCTAATCGCAGCTGGGGGTGCTGACCGCAACCGTGGTGGAGCTGAGAACCTTCGTCGCTACTGGACTATCGGTAAGGGTGGTCTCAAGATTCGTTGGGGTACACCTGGTGACTGGACTCGATGCGCTCGTCAACTCCGCAAATACATGGGCGCCCGTGCACAGGGCTATTGTGCCCTCCGTCACAAAGAAATGAACGGGTTCTGGCCTGGGGATAAGAAAAACAGGCGGAAGTTTTCTTTTGATGACACTTATATTCTTAAAGATGAAGAGCAACTAATCTCAGACTCTTTCTTCTCTGCACTATCTGACATGAGTCTCGAAGAGATTATTTTGGCTTCTGTTCACCATGAGACTGGAGACTTGGGCTACTCCCCTGAGGGAGAAGAAGAAGTGTTCATTACCGAGGATGGAGAGACATGTCCTCCATCTACTCAAGATATTCAACTTAATCTCGCCAATCGACAAAATGCAATTGACAATGTTGGTTACGGCCCACTAAACCCAGCTCAAGCAAATGACGTCTTCTGGCAAGACAAAGCTGAACGGTGGAACACCACTGTTAGAGAAGCAAAATCAGCACGGTGTGGGAATTGCGTCTTCTTCATTCGTACCCCAGACATGCTCAACTGCATTGAAAAGGGAATCGGTCTTGACCAAGAGGCAGAAGGCTCCGTAGAGGCTGGGGAGCTCGGCTATTGCAACGCTCTTGACTTTAAGTGCGCCTCTGAGCGAACCTGTAACGCTTGGGCATCTGGTGGCCCAGTTACTGCTGGTGGAGACTACAAAGTTGGAGACGACGTAAACGTTGATGTCGAAGAGTTCTTCGCAAGGCCGATGTACGAACTCCCTGAGGGACTAAAAGAGTATGTCGAAGAGGTAGAGCAAAGTGACGAGTATGAAATTATGCTTGACGACCTTGTTCCTACTCAACGTACCGTAAACATGGCTCGCGTTAAAGACGCTATGGACTCCGACAAGCCAATCCAAGTTTGGGTTAATGAAGACGGTGAGCCTGAAATTGTGAATGGCCACCACCGCTCTGTGGCAAAAAGAATGAGTGGCGAAGACACTATTATGGCTAAAGTTTACGACTTTAGGGGGTTTGTTGCTACTGCTGGCTCAAAGCCTGCTCCCAAGAAAGAGCGAATTAAGGGCTCAAAGCGAAACAAGTCAGGGTCTGGAAAAACTGGTGCTGGAGTAACTTTCACTCAGAAGATTGAAGATGCTCTGGCAACCAAAGCTACCAAGCACAATGAAACTGCCAAGCAGGGTAGAAAAACCAACATCAGAACTTTGAAGGCTGTCTACCGTAGAGGGGCAGGAGCATTTTCAACTTCGCACCGCCCCGACCAGAACCGCAACAGCTGGGCCATGGCTCGAGTAAACGCATTCTTGCACCTACTTAAGACTGGTACCCCCAAGAACAGTAAGTACATTACTGACAATGACCTTCTTCCCGCTAGCCACCCAAAATCCACAAAAAGCGCGTCAAGTGCTTTAGTTTCTGCTGGCTATAGCGGTCAGGATGGGGCATCCTTCAGTATTCCTCTTGTCATTCCTGAAGAAGTCGAGTCTGGAGATGGCAGAAAGTTTAATAAGGGTGCTATTGAAATAAGGGAGCTTCCACTTCCACTCTTGTGGCAGATTGAAACTGGCAATGGCCACGATGGTTCTGTTGTTGTTGGTCGGATTGACCGCATGGAACAAACCGAAGAAGGTATTGGAAACGCCTACGGTGTCTTTGATTCTGGGGTGTACGGGAGTGAAGCTGAGCGTCTAGTTCGCGAGGGCTTCCTCCGTGGTGTTTCTGCTGATATGGACAAGTTTGAAGCAACAGAAGAAGTTGTCACTGAAGCAAGTGACGACGATGATAACAAGAAAATCAAAAAAGAAAAAATTATTATTAAGTCGGCTCGTGTAATGGCCGTTACAATAGTACCTAAGCCCGCTTTTCAAGAGTGCAAAATTTTCCTTGAAGAACCCAAGGACCAACCCCAGGAGGATAACATGATTCCCGACGGAATCTATATTGAAGACATTGAGCCCGCTGAGGCAGAGGCAGTTGTTGCTTCTGGCCTTATTGCTGGGTCCATCCCCGTTGCACCACCCAAGTCGTGGTTTACTAACCCACAGCTTAAGCAACCGACACCCCTTACCGTCACCGACGAGGGCCGTGTCTATGGACACATTGCAGCGTGGGATGTTGACCACATTGGTATGGTTTCAGGCACTCGCCCCCCACGTAGCCGTAGTAACTATTCCTACTTTCACACAGGGGTCCTCCGCACTGAAGAGGGTGTTGATGTTCCTGTTGGTCAGATTACTCTTGCTGGTGGACACGCTGACATTCGCGCAAGCGCATCCGAGGCCGTCAAGCACTACGACGACACCGCAAGCGCAGCAATTGATGTTCACGCTGGTGAGGACGCTTACGGTATTTGGGTAGCTGGTTCGCTCCGCCCAGGTGTCACCCCCGAGCAGGTTCGTGCCCTCCGCGCATCTGCTCCGTCTGGTGACTGGCGTCCAATTCGTGGCAACCTCGAGCTTGTTGCAGTGTGTCAGGTTAATGTTCCTGGGTTCCCCATTGCTCGCGCAATGGTTGCCTCTGGACAGGTTACAGCGCTGATTGCGGCTGGTGCCTCGGTTCTGGCTAAGATGCGACACAACCCCATGCAGGAGCTCAATGAGCGTCTATCTAAGCTCGAGCAGAAGGAGAAGGCTGGCCTTATCGCAGCAGCACAGGAAGCTCGCGCTAAGTTCCAAGCTCTTCGCCCATCACAGGAAGAGCCTGTTGTTGCAGATGCCTTCTATCAGGAAGTTCAGCCAAGTCTTGTCCCGATGCTAGAGAAGACTCTGGCTGATGTCGTATCCTTTACGTTTATCGCTCAGGGGTACCACTGGAACGTCAAGGGCAAGAACTTCCCTCAGTATCACGAGTTTTTCGGAGAAATTTACGAAGAGGTTCAGGGCTCGATTGACCCCCTCGCTGAGAACATTCTTAAGCTCGGTTACGACGCTCCCATGGGCATCCTGGCTTACGCCGAGATGAGTGAGCTTTCTGCTTCTGGCACAAAGGACTCTTCCTGTGAAGCAATGGCTTATGACCTGTACTTTGCTAACAACAAAGTCTTGGACGACTATAAAGAAGCTTTCGCAACAGCAGATTCCATGAACGAACAGGGCGTTGCTGATTTCCTTGCGGGACGCATTGACATGCACCAGAAATGGGCGTGGCAGTTGAAGGCTTCTTCAATGCCCGAGAAGATGCGCAAAGAGAGCTACGAGGACGCTCTCGAGCCGATGGACATGATGCGTGAATACGTTGATGAGGTCCCCGAGGTTGCCATGATTTCTAGTGGAGCCGAGCACAACTTTGAAGCTTTTAGCGCCCTTACTGAACTGGCTAAGTTCACTAAGGAGGAGCGCGAAGAGCTTGCCAAAGAGGGCAAGGCTATGCCAGACGGTTCCTACCCCATCAGGAATGAAGAAGACCTGAAGAATGCAGTGTCAACTTATGGACTTGGTAAGTCTGCAAAGAAGGACATTAAAGCTCACATTATTAAGCGTGCCAAGGAGCTCAACAAAGAAGACCTCATCCCTGAGAATTGGATGGGCAAGAAGGACTTCTCCGTTGAGGACATGCGCAACCGTATTGCCGAGCTTAGTGCCAATATGGAGAAGTAGTGCCTGATAACCTCAAAGAGTTTATTGCTTCTGAAGACCTGCGCAAGCTGGTCGAAAAAGTCGACCCATCCATCAAAGATGAGGCTGAAAAAGAGGCAGATAAGCTTGAGAAAGAGGCAGAAGAGCTAGAGAAGATTGATGGTCAAGCTCCCTCAGTTGACACTAAAGAACAAGAATACGACAAAGAAGGTCGTAGGCGCTACACCGCCAAAACTCAGCCACGTGACGCACAAGGCAAATTTAGATTAGTTCTTGCAAGAATTAAACAGAATCTTGGGACATCTGGAAACCAAGGTGTTCTAGAAAAAATTGAACAGGCTGAAAATCTTGACAATGCTGGTGACTACGCTGGCGCTGTGGAGGCGTCTTCTGACCTCATTAGCACAGTGGACCGCCTCGACTCTGGGGCTCTTAATGCAAAGTCTGTGGAAAATGTTCGACTCGCCACATCAGATTTGGGCAAGGTAATTTCTAACTTACCTCTTCCTTTTGATAATCAAGCTCAAAAGGTTCGGTATAGCGATTTACCCGCTGCTCTAAAGACTCTCACCAAGAAATTAATTTCTCGTGTTGAGGAAAAAATCGGAGCGGAAGACGCCGAGATTGCAACAAAAGAACTACGCGACTTTATGTCAGGAGCTGACTTCTATAGTCAAGCAGAGGTTTCTGCACAATTAAATAGAATGCTCAGATTACTAACTTAAATTTAGTGTAGTATATAATCATAAACTAGCGGGTGTAGTGCCTAAACATTTTTGTGTATTAGTCCCTATGCCTCAGACTATTCGAACGCATGTGAGTACCATTACTCACATGTATAACTGGCCCAAAGGAGAGGTACAGTGGACCAAATCAAATCGCAGCTAGACAGGCTTGCAGACCTCGATGACGAACTAGTCACCGAGCTCGAGTCAAGTATCGTCACTGAGTTTGAATCGGTCGAAGCAGGTGAAACTACTCCCGAGTCAGTTGATGCCATGACAGCTCTCGCTGAAATGCTCGAAACCGTTCGTGCGGAAACTCAACGCCGTGTTGCACAAGCTGAAGAGCTTACTGCCCGCGCTGCTGAGGCCGCTGCCCGAGTTAAGGGTGACGGAATCGAAGAAGCAGAAGTTGCTCCCATGGAAGAAGAGGAACCTGTCTCTACCGAAGAGGACGAGATGCCAGCTGAGGAGACTCCAGAAGAAATGATGGAAGACCCTGAGATGGAAGAGGAAACTCCTACCATGGAGGAAGAAGAGGACGAGGATAAGGATAAGACTATGTCCAAAGCATCAACAGAGTCGGGTAAAGCTGCAGAATTCACCGCAGAAGCCGATGAGAACGTTGTCGAAGAGGCTGTAGTAGAGGTCGCTGAAACAGAGTCTGAAGCAGGGGTGGCCGAAGAAGCCACTTCCGTTGAAGAGTCTGCCGAGGTCTTTGCAACAGAAGAGACAGAACCTGTTACCGAAGTAGAGGAAATCTCCGCTGAGGAAGCAGTAGAAGCACCCGAGGAAGCAACTGGTGAAGAAGTGTTCTCCACCGAAGAAGTTGTTGCTGAGGAATCCGAAACAGAAACTAGTGAGCCTGAGGCTCAGGAAGAGGCACCCGTGACCGCCGCAGTTGATGGAACTATTGATGTTCCTGCTGACCGCCGCCCAGTTGTATCCGTGGCGTCCGCTCCAGTAGCAATTACTGCTGGCGCTGACATCCCTGGACACTCGGCTGGTAGCACCCTTGCAGATATGCGCGAAGTTGCGGAGGCAATGGAGAAGCGTCTCCACAGCCTTCGTCGCGTAAATGGTGGAGATGGAGAGCAGCACATTGTTGCATCTATCACCACTGAGTACCCCGAGGAACGTACTCTCGGTACTGACCCCGAAGAGAACCGCGCCAAGATTGAAAGATTAGTAGGAGCTGAGGCACTTGTTGCTTCGGGTGGTTTCGCCACCCCGCTTGAGGTCCGCTATGACGTTTTCGGTCTCGGTACAGCAGTCCGCCCCGTGCGTGACTCTCTTCCCCGTTTCCAGGCAGACCGTGGTGGCGTTCGCTACGTGACTCCGCCTGTATTGTCCAGCTATGCAGACGCCGTTGGTGTTTGGACAGCTTCTAACGATGCAGCAGAGACACCCGACCCCGCAACCAAGACCAGCCTGACCGTCACAGCTGCTGCTGAGCTGACAGCCGTCACTGACGCTGTTACTCTGCAGATGCAGTTTGGTAACCTGTTTACTCGCGCATACCCTGAACTGCTTGCTCGCCACAACGAGCTTGGTCTGATTCAGCACGCACGTGAGGCAGAGCAGAACATCCTATCTCGCATCGGAACTGGTTCAACAGCTGTCACAACCACAAGCCTCATTGGTGTCGGTCGTGACTTCTTGGTCCAGATTAAGCGTGCTGCAGCGGCCTACCGTTCGCGTCACCGCATTGACCCTAGCACCCAGCTTCGCGCCATCATCCCTTCGTGGGTGTACGACGCAATGGCTGCGGACCTCGCTCTGGCAATGCCTGGAGATGGCACCATCTCGGTGAGCAACTCCGAAATCAACGGATACCTAGCGAACTCCAACGTTGCCCTCGTGGCTTCTTTGGACGCAAATGTGTTCGGTTCTCAGGGTACAGCTGCACTCCTTGAGTTCCCCGACTCATTCACTTGGTACCTGTTCGCTGAGGGAACATTCTTGTTCCTCGACGGTGGAACACTCGACCTCGGAATTATCCGTGACTCGGGTCTCGTTGGAACCAACGACTACAAGATGTTCGTTGAGACCTTCGAGGGTGTTGCCAAGGTTGGCGTTGAATCGCTTGCCATCACCTCGACCATCTCGGTCAACGGTGCAGCAGCTGCCCTCCGCGACACCACTGGTGGCGCAACCGCAGCGGCTATCGAGTACTAAAATATGTGGACTCCCGGGGGGCTTCGGCCCCCTGGGTACCCCCATCCACACACAAGACTTAGCTAAGGAATAATCACATGGTCTTTCCAAAGAATGGCGTTGTAACGGCACCCAAGATTGTGCCTTCCGCATTTGGACTTTTGACTGTTGCCAAGCCCGAGAACTCTGCCGATGAGGACAGATGGATTCGTGGATTTGCCCAAGAGTGGGAGACCACAGTCAACTACCTGACCAACTGGGACGACACAGACACAACGTCAGATGCAATTGTCAACAATGCAACAGTTAACTACTACGACGACATCAAGCCTTTCTTCATTGAAGTTGAAGAAAACATTTCTACTTTAGGTCTAATCGGGCTGGACAGATTCGCCCGTCTTACTCGTCAAATTGAGGGTGTTTCTCAGAAAGCTATGGAAACTGAGCTTTGGGATGGGACCATCCGCAAAGGCGAAAGCCACAATAATCTCGCACTTTCTTCTGCGGGAGCAACAGTTCTTAATGGTGGAACAGCACTTAATGCACGTCGCGCACTTGCCCTTCTTGAGTTTCAGATGGGAACTGTGTCCCACGCGGGGGAGCAGGGAGTAATCCACATGACTCGCGACGTTTTTGCCCTAATTAGTGCAAATGGTCAAGCTTTCTACCACGAAGAGGGAATGGACCACTTGCAGACTCTTGCGGGAACTCCCGTAATTGTTGGCTCCGGCTACACAGGTGTGGGACCAGATGGCGACGCAAACCTATCTGCCACTGCCACAAACAAATGGATGTATGCCACTGGCACTGTCAAGACTTATCTTGGTGAGGTTGATGTGGTAAACGATAACTTGGCACAAGCTTATGATGTGTCGGGAAACCAGAATGACATGAAGCTAAAAGCAATTCGCCCAGCGGCGGTTTACTTTGACCCTTCGATACACCTCGCAGTACGAGTAGACCTCACGGTTTAACTGTACAATTGAAATAACCAACAAGCTGAAAAAGGAGAATAGCTAACATGGCTACTCAAGATTATGCCGCAAGCATTCAAGGTGTGTCCATCCGTGTCACGCGCCTGAATGCCGACGGGACACTCGCTAATGGCGCTGGGGATAGCTACACTACCTCGGCTTTTATGCGCATGTCTTTCACCCCAGAGTACGAAGAAGGCGATGAAATTACAGAGAAGTCGGCCAACGGCTCCATCTGTGTTTCTTACAAAGCCCCTGACACACTCAAGCGCATCACGATGGAACTTGCCATCTGTGAGCCCGACCCCGAGCTGACAAACCTCATTTCTGGTGGTCTCTTGCTTCGCAAGAACCTCGGAACTTTTGGTACACCCAACCGCAAGAGCATTGGTTGGTCGTCACCAAACGTTGGAGATGACCCCTCTGGTAACGGTGTTGCCATTGAATGTTGGTCCTTCGCGGTTAAGGACGGACGTCGTGCTTCGACTCTTCCGTACTTCCACTGGGTCTTCCCCTACGCCAAGCTTCGCCAGAGTGGTGACCGAGTTATCGAAAACGGTATGCTCGCAAACACCTTCGAAGGCTATGGATTGGGCAACGTTAGTTTCGGCTCCGGCCTTGACGAGCGCTGGGAGTTCCCAACTGCCACGGAGCGTCCATACTCATACGCTCGCGCTTCCTATGCACCGACTGGACGTAATGGATTCTACACTTGGCATGGTGAACTGGACGCTACCATCACAGACCTAGCTGTCGCATCTAACGTTGCTACCGTTACCACATCCGCAGCACACACTTTTGCTGTTGGTGACGAGGTCATAATTGATTCTCTTGAGGATTCGGGAAATGTCGTTTACGATGGCACCTACACAATCACTGTTGTACCATCAACTACCACCTTCAGGTTCGCGTTTACGGGTGACAACCTAACTGAAGAGGCAGCCACGGGAACAGCTACTGTTCTCGCCGGTAGTCGTGAGGTGACCACCCTGCCAGACGTCAACACTGAGTCTGACGGAGATAACGTACCTGGTGCTGTTGACTTCAACGCCGACGAGCCGATTGACTTTGTCTTGAACTCGTCTGAGGACCCCGCGTCCTAACAAGTACCAACGATTAAGCGGGTGGTATGCGTAATGTGTACCACCCGCTTACCGTAAGGAGGGCAAAATGACTAACTTGTGGCTCACAACCCAGGAGCTCGGCGCAGACTGGGAAGATTCGCCCTACGCAGAAGAGGCAGTTCGTAGTGCCTCATATATTCTGTGGGCTCTTTCTGGTCGCAAATACACAGGGCTCACAACAGTAACTGAGCGGTACGTTCGCTTTGTGCCCCTCATCAATACTCGTATGCTCCAGCAGGAAGCGATTCTCAACTCTCGCGTAAACCGCGCCCTCCAGCTTGTTGAGCCTTGGGTCTCTCCCGAAACTAGGATTAGACTTCGTGGCCAAGCTGTTCGAGAGATTAAGACAGTGCGTGCCACTAATGGGGACATAATGTCTCCCGATAAGTATTACCTTGTTGACCACTCAACAATACAGTTTGCCGAGGGCGCTCTGATTGTTCCTGCCGACATCGAGATTACTTACACATACGGTTCTGAGCCACCCGTCATGGGTAAAATGGTTGCCAAGAGGCTCGCCACTGAACTTCTAAAGTCGTGGAACGGACACTCCGACTGCGCTCTCCCCGAGCGTGTGACGTCTATCACTAGGCAGGGAGTCTCCTATACTCTGCTAGATAGCCAAGACTTTCTTGAGGAAATGCGTCTTGGTATTTATGAAATTGATTTGTTCCTGAAGACAGTTAACCCCAACAAGGCTCAGAAGCGCTCTAAAGTGTTTTCCCCCGACATCTCTCGTGCTCGCAGATACACACCAAAACCTATTAAGCTTGCAGTAGACGCAGATTTTGACATTTCTGTACCCAAGCTAGGGATTGGAACCAAGAGTTTTACCCTAGAAGATGTCAACGCAGAGTTTCTCGAGTCTGAGGCTGGTTGGACACTCCAACTAGTTCTCAAGAGTTGGGGCGCTGACAGACAGAAGACTTTAACCGATGAAGAGTATATAAGTTTAGAAGACGGAGAAATAACCGTATCTATCTCATATTACGATGCATACTCCGCCATTCAGTACACCGACCCAGGGACTTGGGACCTCTACGGTGAGAAAGATGGGGAGCTTACTCCTATTGCATCTGGTAACTTGTCTATAAATCTAAATTAGACCGGAGAGACAAACAATGTCAGTTATCAACATTAGCAATCTAGATTTAGACCCAACGGCCTTAAATCTTAGGGACCTGCTCGAGGGAGTTCTGAATAGAGTTGTAAGTATTTACGAGTCATATGGAATGCCACTTCCTACTAGACGCTACTACACCTTTGGACAGCCTGCCGTCGACTGTGAACAAGTTGTTGTCTCGTTTGCTCAAATGTATTTAGGCCCCCCAGGGGATGAAGCATCTCTCCCCCAAAGATGCAACATGCCAAGAACAGTAGTTATGAACATCTTTGTCTCTCGGGCTATCCCTGTAGTGGGCGCTAATGGTAAGGCCCCAGATGGAGATAAAATTGAAAAGGCAGCTGAAGTATCTGCTGTCGATGCTTGGATTCTTATGAACTCTCTCTATCTACTTGACCAGTGGGAGGAAGACGGTCCTTTTGGGCTGGGGGTTATTGCAACAGTAGATGTGGATGAGCCCCAAGGCGGGTTCCAAACAGTCAACATGCAAATAACCATGGCGGTCCCCTAATGGTTTATGGAATTAGAGACAGCTGGGTCCTTTGGGGGGCAAGGAGAATTGCTCGTTCATTAGCTAGAGCGGGAACGGTGGCTGCTTCTGGTTTTGGGGGTACTGACGGAGTTAGATATACCTGGCGTGTGGGTAATGTAAAAATATATGACGCCAAATTAAAAACTATGTTGAAGGGGCCTAGAGGCGATGTAGCAAGATTTATGAGGGGTATTGGACAAGAAATTCAAGTTTTAGCTAAGCAACAAGTAAAAATTAGAACCGGAAAGCTGAGAAGCTCCATCAGAGTAACCCAAAGAACGTGGAGAACTGAGCGAGCAGTGGAAGTTGGTTCTAAGATGAAATATGCATATATGCATCACGAGGGCACTAGACCGCACTTAATTGTTCCCGTTAGAGCCACTCATTTAAAGTTCCGCTCAGGTGCCCGAATTGTTTTTGCTAAATCTGTCCTACACCCTGGGACTAGGGCTAACCCATATCTCAGGAGAGCAATGCGCCTAGTTATGATGTCTTCCACTTACAACGCTCGAATTGGGGCTTAGAGTTTTGTTTCTCAGGTATACTGAGTATTAGGCTGAATGCCAAAATGACAATTTAAGTTAACGAAAAAAGGAAAAATATAATGAGTGAAAAAGCTAGGTTCAAAGACTTTGGAGCTGGAGTAGCAAAAGAGGCTAGTCCGCTTTCATTTAAAATTCATTCTGAGGAGTTTCATTGTGTTCCCAGAATTCAGGGTCAAGTTCTTCTTGATTTGATTGCCAGCACTGGCGACAATAGTGCTCAAAATTCTGCTGGAGTTATGAATATGTTCTTTAAGAATGTTCTTCAGGATGAGAGTTACACACGATTTGACGCTCTCACCCGCGACAAAAACCGCATCGTGGAAGTTGAGACTCTTGCTGAGATTGTTTCTTGGCTTATGGAAGAGTACTCTGACCGCCCCCCGACGCAGCCAGAGGATTAATAGGTTGGGCTATAGCCCTCTGGCCCTACATAAATGGAAAAGCCCTAACACAACACCTTAGTTTGAAAGAAATGGAGGCATCAGAGATGCTTGATGTTATTCATTTTTATCTTGAGGATGATTTTGCGGGCAACTCTCAAGAGTCAATACAAATTAGAAGCATGTCTCGAGAAAACCTATATCAAGAGCTATATGGAGTGACATACCAGTTCCCCGTAAAAAATAGTGAATCCCGAAAAGGAAAATCCTTTGACGTCGAAATGTTACCGTTCGACAACGAAGATGGACCAGAGGAAGAGATAAAGCCGTTTGACCCCAAACAAAAGGCGAAGCCCTATGTTGCTCCGACACTTGTTTCCGCTTCTGAGCCACTTCCCTTCGGGAACATACTAGATGCACCACTGAAATAGGTAGATAATGGCAGTCGTTGGCGAAGCCCACATCATTGTTAGAGCTATTACTACTTCCGTTGAGAAGGATATTCGTAAAGGGTTTAGCGGTATATCTGGTGCTGGTGGTGAGGCTGGAGACAATTTAGGTAAGTCTTTTAGAAAAGCTCTCGATAAGCAGATGAGTGCTAGCGGACCAGGGAAGCTTGCAGACGCACTTAGAGGACTTGTCCCTGAGGCTGAAAGAGTATATCTACAGTTTAGGCGACTTACTCGTATTGGCTATGCTGCCCAAGCTGGGTTTGGTGCCATTGTCGGTTCAATTGGCTCCATTGTAGGCGGGCTAGGTGCTTTAATTGGTGTTGCTGGGGCTGCCGCATCCTCGCTTATTGCGGTGGCCAGCGCTGGTGCAAGTATTGGAACAGCATTTGGGGTTGCTAAATTTGCTTTTGGCGGTATTGGAGAAGCAATGCAAGAAGCCAGGGGTGGTGGTGGTGGAGGTGGACAGGACAACACTGCAGCTATAGAGGCTGCGCAACGTAAGTTGGCAGAAGTTATTGCAAAAAATAGCGACAAACTAGTTGACGCAAACAACAAGGTGACAGTAGCGCAGGAAAAACTTAATCGAGCTCTAAGGGAGGGTAGGGAGGAACTTCAGCAAATATCCTTCTCTGCCGAGCAAGCTGCTCTCGATGAGAAAGAGGCAGCTATTGAACTGGAGAAAGCCAGAGAGACACTCCAAGGTGTGCAAGACCTACCACCAAATTCTAGGGCTCGAAGAGAGGCGCTTCTTGCATATGAGCAAGCCGAACTAAATCTCAGATTGGCTCAAGACGCTGCCTCGGACTTGGCTACTGAAGAGCAGAGACTATCTCGATTAGGTGTCGAAGGCACGGAAGATGTTATTGATGCTAGGCGGGAGCTAGCCGAAGCAGAAGAAGACAGAATCAGAGTTATCAGAGACAATGCTTTTGACTTAGCAGATGCTGAAGCTGACCTTGAGGAAGCCCTACGAAAAACTTCTGCAGCACTTGGAGCAGCTACCCGAGCCTATGACAAGTTGACTGCCAGTCAAAAAGTTTTTGTTGGATTCCTGAAACAGATTAAACCCCTCTTTGCTGGGCTACGAGAAGATGTTGCTGGGGGGTTCCTTCCAGTTCTTCAGACACAGATACAGAGGTTTATTGACGCTGGGCTCGTAGGAGTTCTTAGTGCGGGGTTTACTGAAATTGGTGTTGCCCTTGGCGAGACTAGTGAGCTATTTACAAGCGCGTTCTTGAATTCTCGGGGGCTAGATAATCTTTCTAGCTTCTTCACTACTACAGCTCGAGTAGTTCCTTCTATGGGTAGGGCACTAGGTCTTAGTTTTGGGAGCTTCCTAGAAGTACTAAAGGCTGCCGAGCCAATCACTATAAGATTTGTAGAGTTTATTGAGGGCAAGGCAGAGACTCTCCAAAATTTTCTAAGTGTTAAAGGCGCAAGTGGAGAACTTGAAGCATTCTTTACTAGAGCTGGGGATTTGGGTGCCCGCTTTGGAGACGTATTTGGGAACATATTTGGGTTCTTAGGCGATATTATTATGGCCAACTTTGGACCTGGTAGTGGCGGAGACATGGTCCTATCGTGGCTTCAAAAAGTCACACAGGGATTTAATGATATTGACCCAACCTTCTTGGAGAGCTACTTTAAGGGTGCATCAGAAAATGCAATTGCTCTCCTAGACTCATTTGGAATTTTGTTCGAGCTCCTTATTAGAGCTGGTGATGACCCTGGGGTCAAGGGATTTTATGACAATCTAAACCAAGGTGCTTCAGCACTAGCAATAATTATTAGGGAGTCTGTGGCAGCTGCTCCATCTTTAGGAAGATTTTTGGCCCTAGCGACCGAAATTATTGCTATATTTGCCGACTCTGGGTCTGTCAAGGCATTTTTTGACACACTAAATATAGGTCTTGGGGCACTTCTCAACTTCCTAGAAGCGATAAAACCGGCTATTGACTTTGTTGGACCAATTTTTGCTACCATTACCGCTATAACCTTGATGGGCTCTCTTCTACTTACAGTAGGTAAAGTCTTTGCTGGATTCGGCATTACTGCGCTTACTAGTCTGGCAAGAATACCCGCAACTGCCACTCTTGGTATTAACGGCTTAACAGGTTTATCTGGTGCTTCTACGAGGGCAGCTGCTGCTCTTGCAACTGTTGGCCCCGCTGCCACGGTAACCGCAGCGCAGACGACAGCTGCTGCCAAACTTACAGCTGCTGGATGGACTGTTGTGCCTCCCGCCATTGCAAAATCAACAGCTGCTCTTGCAACTGTTGGCCCCGCTGCCACGGTAACCGCAGCGCAGACGACAGCTGCTGCCAAACTTACAGCTGCTGGATGGACTGTTGTGCCTCCCGCCGCGGGGGCAGCAGCTACAGCATCAACAGTTGCTGGAACAGCGATAAAGGCCGCTTTTGGTCCGATTGGTATAGCGATTGGATTAGTAACTGCAGCTTTTGCTTTACTTGCGTACCAATCTGGGAAAACTCAGGAGGCAATTGATAATGCCTCTGTAGCGACAACAAACGCCATGAAGTCTGGGGCTGACGGAACAGAAATCTTTAATAGCGCTCTCGCAGCCGTTGGGGATACTGCCACTAGGGATGTTCTTGCTGGGACCAAGAATCTTGCCGGTAGCATAGATGGTCTAATCTCCAGTCAGGAGAACGCTACCACAGTAATGACACGCTATGGTAGGGCTACTATAGGCCCGAACAAAATCTCAGAGGGATATAAAAATACCCTAGAAGCTGTCGGAAATTCTTTGGGAAACCTTGCTACAACTAATCTTCCCGAAGCTCAACGCAGTTTTAGTAGTCTGGTAAAAGCACAGAAAATCTCCAACGACGGTGCTTTGGAAATGCTTGCCACCAATGACGGTATGAGGCAGTCTTTTATTGACCAAGCAAACCAAATGGGAATTAATATTCTTGGCATCAACGGAATGGTTGATGAGCAACTTCTCCTCAATTTTGCTCTAGGTCAGGGAGAAGTTGCTGTTAGGGCAGCGGCGGATGCGGAGCGCTCAAGGCTGGAGGGCATCCGTAGAGTAAACCAAGGTCTCTCTGAGGCGGCTCAAAGAGCAGTTGGATTTGGTGACGCCACTTCTATTGCGCTAAAGAACGGCGAAGTAAATTTTGAGCAGACAGTCAAAAATCTTAATGACAAAGCATTTGCATCTACTCAGTTCTTTAATAATCTACTTACACTCCAGCAAAAGGGCATAAGCGAATCGGCTATTAATTTCTTGAAAACAGCAGGAGACCAAGGTGTGCTTCTTGCTCAAGATTTGGTGGGTAGGACCTCAGCTGAGCTTTTGAAATTTAATGCTCCATTCAAAACATTGGAATTGCAGTCTGGCCCAACTTTTACTCGAATTAGTGACAGCATAACTAAAGCTTTGAACGGTGGGAAAATTGGTACTGAAACTGCAGCCAGACTGCAGGCTCAACTTTCCAGTGCCACAACCGCAGCAGATATGCAACGAATCGGAGGGCAACTTGCCCGAGAGATAGAGAAGTCTGTAAGTGCAAAAGACCCTTGGAAGAGAACATCCGCGGCAGTCACTGCGGGCGTCGATGGTGCAGCCACGGGTAAGGGCATCGCTGATGCAGTTACGGGAGCACTTGGAAGTGTAAAGACTATGAATGACGCCAAAAATGCTGGAAATGGGATAAGAAATTCACTACAGAGTAGCTTTAGTACGCCAATTAGTGTGACTATACAGGTTAAAACCAAATACCTAAAGGCTACTGGAGGAATTGTTGAAGCAGCAGTTGGAGGTCTTATTCGAGGCCCTGGGACTGGGACCAGTGACAGCATTCCAGCAATGCTTTCTGATGGTGAGTACGTCATTAATGCCAAAGCAACTTCTATGTTTAGACCAATCCTTGACGCAATCAACTATGGAAAGTCAATTCCTGCGTCTCCCCCAACAGGGGCTGTCAATACTAAACAAGGCTCCACTTCTTCCCCTCAAAATATCAACATCACCGTAAACCCATCCGCTGGTATGAACGAACGAGAGCTCGCTAAACTGGTATCTAGAGAGATTGCATACTCAATGCGTAAGGGGGCCATGTCGTGACTAGAGTAAATTTAGCTTTCAACCCCTCCTTCCGTCTGGGTACTAGTGGCTGGGAACCTATTGGTGACGCAACAATTGCAGAGTCAACTGCATATGGTTTCTTTGGGACGCGCTCTCTAGCAGTCACTCGCTCTTCAACTGTTGGTACGGGTGTAAGAAACTCCACTCCTTATCGAGTGCAAGCAGGGTTGCCCTATAGCGCGTCTATCTATGTCTTTATCCCAGTTATTGTCCCAGCCATTGAGTCTGCTCCTCTCCAGCTCACCATTACATGGCTTGATATAACTGGAACAGAAGTCGGACAAAACTCTTCCGTAGTTGTGACAAAAACTCCCAGCGCCTCGTGGAGCAGACTGACACTTTCCGTTGCGCAGGCCCCCGTTGGCGCTTATTCTGCCTATGTCTCTCTGGCGCAGGTTATCTCTGGCTCCTCAGGGAAGCTTTTCTACATAGACGCAGTTTTGTTTGAGCAGTCTGACTTTGTTGGTGAGTATGTTGACAATCTCACTCAAACTGAAGAAAACACTTATGTTAATAACTCACTGACTCAAGTTCCAATTCCAAAAATTACTGGTATGGAGCTCAATGGTGACATTAGCTTGGGAAGTCTTATCCTCAATACTATTGACGAGGACGGTGTTGTGTGGGTCTGCACCAACATCACGGGATGGTGGGAACAGCCAAACGCTGAAATGCCCGATATCACTAGAGGAACAGAAGACGGCTCTTATCAAGTAAATGGTCGCTATACGGCAAGATTTATCACTTTAGAAGGAGTGTTCCTCCCCCAAAACAAAACTCAAATTGCTACGGCACGTGACAAGCTGACGGCAGCTAGCAATCTTGTCCGTCGCGGGGAGTGGCTACGTGCTAACGAGGGGCCAACTCGGGCAGCCTTTGTTCGTTTGACTGGTCAGCCCAGAATGGAAACAGTTAATCCTCGTGGGCGCACTGAATTTTCTATAGGTCTTGTTGCTCCAGACCCAATTAAATATCAGTGGAATGATAACGACTCAGAAAATGGTCTGTTTCAAGCCACGTCGCCCGCTGGGTCTCCCTTGGTAATATACAACAGTGGGACAGCAGAAGTTAAATGCGTTTTGGCAGTACGTGGGCCTCTTGGGGCCGAATCAACTATTGAGAATGCAAGCAATGGAAACATTTTAACACTCTCTGAGCCTCTACGTGGACGTGGGCCAATAGGAAAAATAACTCAGATTCAAAGATTTCAGGGTGTTGCCACAGCCACCACAGAAAAAGCTCACAGCCTAGTTGTGGGAGATAAAATTGAGGTCTTCAACGCCCCCACTCAATTTAACTCAAGTCAAGGAACACCATTTTTTACTGTTTTGAGTTCTACAACCGAAGAGCCGTATCAATTTAGCTATAGCCTACCTGGAGGAGACATCTCTGAAGTTAATGTGTCAGGTACAGTAGCTCTGGTAAGCGAAGATGTCATAGAAATAGACACTTATGACCAGTCGGTTAGTTTTAATGACGACACCGTCGGGGAGAGATTCAGACTATCCCCTTTGGTTGACTGGATTGCTCTCATCCCAGGAAACAACACTCTAGTTGTTACTGAAGACCATGACCCATTTAAGGTTGAATCTAAGTCTTACGCTCGTAAGGTTCTCGGTGTTGCTAGTGGTGCTAACACTGGTGCTACCGTACCCGTGGACGACGCCACCCTATTTGAAGTTGGTATGGTTGTTGACACTCAGACTGGCGCTACTGTTGACAACACTGGACTGGTTGTTGCGTCTAGGAGCCTCACTGTTGGTGCCAACACGGTTACCTTTACCACTACCCCATCCACACCCACTGCTGATGGTGACACCCTTCTTCATGTTGGTAATGGTGTCGCCACTCTTACTTTGGATAGGGCCCACTTTATTAGGATTGATGGTGAGAAAACCATCGACGTTTTTCTGCCAGAAACAGCCGAGGTTGTGGCTAAAGAGATTGACGAGGAAGTTGCTACTCTGACGACCACTGCCCCCCACGGGTTTGCAGTCGGAGATATCATTGATGTCAAGCTGACCGTGTCTGTTGATATTGACACTAAAGAAGTAGATACTAACGTTGCAACACTTATTACCACTGAGAGCCACGGCATTGAAGTAGACGAAGAATTTGACGTTGATATGGCGACTGTGGCATCAATAATTACCAAACAGAGTACAGGCAATGTAGTAACCTTGAGAACTTCTGCTGACCACAGGTTCTCGGATAATGACTCGGTGGAAGTAGATTTACCAACAGAAGCTTCAATCTCCAAAAAACTTCTATTTGCCAATATTGCAACTCTAACTACTTCAGCCACGCACAACTTTTCAAACGGAGACACCATTGATGTCAATCTCCCCGAGACTGCCACTATCAACCAAAAAACAATTCTCGGAGATACTGTAACTCTGCGGTCAACCTCTGCGCATGGATTCTCTTTGCAGGACAAAGTTACAGTAGACTTTAATGAAACTGCTAATATTACAGATTTTTCTTTTGATGGAACTACTTCTTATTCTGTAACACTTACAACAGAAGACCCACATAATTTTTCAGTCGGTGATAGAATAGAAGTTGATATTACTGACGACAATGTAAATGTGCAATTCAACGGAACATGGATTGTCAATGCCATTCCTTCCTCTACTCAGATAAAGTACTTGTACTACGAAGACGACACCACCGTGACCTCCTTAGAACTCACTGGAACTGGAACTGTTACCAACCTCACCAACCAAGAGATAAATGGACTGGTCACAATTACATCTATTCCCAGTAGCACTACGTTCACATACGTTAAGGAGGTGTAGCAGATGACTACCCAAGTTGTTAAAAATGCACCAAATAGTCTTGTTCAGTCTGCGAACACTACTGTAACCACAACAGGCATTGTTTTCGCGTCCACTACTGCTTCTACTACAGTAGCTGGACGAGTCGCTGCAAATGGCAACTTCCCCATTCTCGTTACCCAAGTTGGAACTTTTGTTTCCGGTAGTGGTGGCACTAGAAACATAACCCTCACCTTAGGAACTTCCTCGGTAAACTTGCCGTCTGTTGCATCAAACGCGGCCGCCCAAGATACTGGGTTTCAAACACTAACCACAGCCCTATTAATTCCCGATACTAGAGCCACTACTAATAGGCCAAGTTTCTCTATATCGGTGTCTCCTACGGGCGCTGGGAACGAGTTTTTATTTGGAGCACTAACAACTGCCACAGCCACAACTAGCGCGGGTTCCCCCGGTACCAGCCCCATCCAAGTTTCTACTGACCCTGTCACGACTATCACGGGTAAACTTCCCATTAAGTTTGGCTATGTTCAGGCACCAGCACAACCAGTTCTCACACTTACCTCGCCAACTACCTTAGGCTCCACATCGGGGAGAATTACAGCATCGTGGACTGCCCCCGACAACGGTGGAACAGCCATTACGGGCTATCGTCTTGTGTGGTCTACTAATTCTCTTCTAGGTAGTAATAATAATGAAGTAACTGTTAGTGGGTCAACGCTCACATACAATGTTGACGGCCTGATTCCTGGCACTAGGTACTACTTCAAAGTTTTTGCAAAGAACGCAGTAACCGATACTGCTGGGACAACTGGTCCCTACCCAGATGCCCAAATTAAAAATATAGTTGCTGAGGGTACTCCAGTTAATGCCCCCACTCTTACCGCAGCCAACCCCAGTACAACTGTTCTGGGTCGGGTAGACCTCACTTGGACCGCGGCACCTGCAACTTTAAGTCCCATAACTAGGTATAAAGTCTACGCAGACAACGTTCAAATTGCTGACGTGGCTAGCACAGTACTTTCTCATAGTGCTACTGGGTTAAACCAACGTCAAACTTACTCTTTTACGGTAAGAGCCCTAAATGCTTACGCTGTAGCTAACAGCACAACTGGTCCTAATTCAAATGCTCTGGAGAGACAATCTCCTGGAGTTCCTAGCGCCCCTCGAAATTTAAGTGGGGTTTCAGTGGAAAATTCAGTAGACCTATCTTGGGATGTGCCCGAAAATGTCGGAACAACTGGCGGTTCTATCACTCAATACGAGGTTCTCAAGTCCGGTTTTACCCCCATTACAGCCACTGGTGGTACGGTAACACAGGTTACTAGGGATGGCGTTGTGTGGAATGTGCACTCTTTCACTGGCAATGGGAGCTTTGTCGTTTCCAATGCTGGTTCTGACGGGGAAATCAGATACTTAACCGTTGGTGGTGGTGGTTCGGGTGGTAAGTCGGCAACCGTTTCTGGTGGTGGTGGTGCGGGTGGATTCGTCTCCAGCAATGCATTCCTAGACGCTACAACCTACACGGTCACGGTTGGTGCTGGTGGGGCAGCAAAAACTACAATTGGTGTAGGAAATTCAGGTGGAAATTCCTCTATATCCACTATTGCCGAGTCTGTCGCCCTAGGTGGAGGTGGTGGTAGTGACGGAGTTTCTGCTGGTGCTGTAGGTGGCTCCGGTGGTGGTGGAGCGCCATCAACAACTGCTGTTCTTGCTGGCGGGCTTGGTACCGCTGGGCAGGGCAACAACGGTGGCTCTGGGTTCTTCAATGCAACAGTCGCTAACCGCTCTGGAGGTGGTGGTGGTGGTGCTGGGGCCTCGGGTAGTAACGGTGTATCAGCACAGGGTGGCAATGGAGGAGTAGGTCTTTCCAGCGATATTAGAACTGGGTCCGCAGTATTTTATGCTGGCGGTGGTGGTGGTGGTAAGGCCACTACCACTGGAGTAAATCCTACGGGAGGAACTGGAGGTGGCGGTGCTGGTGGGGAGACCACAACAGCTGGAACCGCAGGAACAGCAAACACAGGCGGTGGTGGTGGTGGTTCGGGTACGGGTAACGGTGGAGCAGGTGGCTCGGGTATTGTTGTAATTACCTACCCAACAGCAACTCCTGTACTGTCTAGGCAGGCTGGAGCTTTGCCAAGAACTTTTACCCACACTGGCAGAGTGATTGGTAGTACTTATAGCTATGTAGTCCGTGCTCGTAATGCTATTGGGGACACTAACAACACCACAAGCGCCAATTCAAACATAGTCTCCGTTCTTATCTCAGTTAGTGGACCAGAGAACTTTACTGTGGAGGCTGCAACTGACGCAGCTGGTCGACTAGTTCTTTCGTGGAGTGAGCCAGCTACATCAACTGGATACAAAATTTTCCAAGTTATTGATGGAAATGATGTTTTGATTCAAGACCTCGGTCTCGTCACTGTCTTTAAGATTGATGAACTAACTGCTGGAACTACGTACACGTACAAAATTAAGGCAACAAGCATTGCTCAGCCACAGGGGGGGTACTTCTCTGGTCCAGTAGATGCTTCGCCAAACGCGGGTAGTGTGCAAACAGTTCCAAGTGTTGCGGTGACTAACGACACTAACGAGCGCTTTTCGGGAACTTTTGCAACTATTAACGTCACCGCAACCACTCTTGAGTACGCTAATGAGAATCCCAGCTACCCAGAAAACACCGTTCCAGCAACATTTGGAACCATCAACAACTTGACCAACCAAAACCTAGAAGGCACATACACAATTGCTATCCCTACCTCTGACACAATAACCTTTTCCCGAGACGGGTCTGACATCCCTGCCAACACTTCTGTGGCCCAAGGAACCCTTACTAATGAGACTAATGTGCCTTTAGTAGGAACTAAGACTGCCCTGGCTGGAACAACTGGCTCCTCAATTTTATATTCGGTGACTAGCCCAGATGTCACTGCCGAGAGTGCCATAGGAACTGTTACTGGTCTGACCAGTCGTGAATTTAACGAAACTGGGGCTGAAATTACTGCAGTCACAGAAACAACTTTTTCTTACGCTCTTGCCGGAGAGGATGACTTGGCCCCCTCAGTTGCTGCGGGAACTGTTAGCAACAAAACTAATGCTGAAATTTTTAATGGTGAAGACATTGAAGTAGATAATATTGTAGGCTACGACACAGTTTCGTATAATGTAACAGGAGCCAGTGCGCTATTAAATAGTGCCCACTCCTCTACGGTAGACTATCCTTTAGACGCAGTGGAAAAGGTTGACAGCGAGGCTGAACTTACAGTCAAGTATCGCTCTGGCTGGCTCGCCTAAAGACGTGAAAGATAGAAAGTGACATGGTACAACAATATAACCTTTCTCCTGTTTACCGATACTTCACTGCTGACCTACTGACAAATCAGATTCTCGCGGAAATCCCTTTTCGGGGTGTAAGTTACGAACGGGCGCTCCGTGGGGCTGGTACTTTTCAGGGCTCTATAGCAGTTGTAGATGACACAAGGTACTTGAATCTCTACAACTCAACAATGCCCGGAAATACCGCTCTCTATGTTGTTCGCGATGGAGTGTGTGTTTGGGGTGGGATTATCTGGACTCGAGACTACAACATCGTTGAGCGGAGCCTAAATGTTTCTGCCTCTGAATTTACTAGCTATTTTTATCACCGAAGGATTTGGAAGACTTGGAATCACCAATTTGAAGCGACAGTAATTGTCAACAACGACGTTGCAGATGTCACTTTATCTCTGGGCTCTACAACTGCGCTATCTCCTGGAGCTTCTGTCTATCTTCAGTTTAATAATGTTTCATTTAATAGATACAATAACTATTACCAAGTTGGCGGGACAGTGCAACCCACAACCAGTAGCTTCACCATAGACAGTGTTACCAAACAAGCTGATGTTATTCTGCTTTCTCGGGAAGATGGCTCGGTAACTTTGACCATGGATGCCCCCCACAACTTCTCTCTAAATGACGTTATTGTTGTTAATCTTCCAGACTATCCAACACTGAATGGCACTAGGACAATATCCTATGTTGGAGGTTCTGAGGGAGAGAAACTTAGCTACTTAGTCAGCGGAGGGGATATTGACGAGACTCCAGCAGTAGGAACAGTTACAAGGACTATTGCAAATGGGACGTATACAGGGGCTACTGTCACCGTTCGTGCAGATACCTATGACTATGTTCGTAGTCTCATCGACGGGGTATTTACGGACTTTGTGGGGGTTGATTTTCCCAATACATACATTGAGCCTGGAACTAGATATAGCCTAGGCATCACACAGCGGAGGCTAGAGGATGGAATTGCAAGTCTATGGACTGACTCTTCGCACCGACTCTTCCCCGGTCAAGCTATTGTTGTGCAAAATATGGACCCCGTATTTGATGGCGAGCACAGGGTGCTATCTGTTCCGCAGAGCAATAGATTCACCATCCCCCTCAGCGGAACTCTGGCTCTCGAGAATGTCGCCCCTAAAGTTGCGCAGATTCAGTCGATAGAGGCTGTGTCGGGGGACACGACAATAACTACGGTGTCACCGCACAACTTTTTGGTTGGGCAAATTGTAGACATCAGAACTGAGCTAGGATTCGATGGACTCGGCAGATGTCTAAATGACTCCTATGAAATTACAGAAATAGTAAGTAGCACAAAGTTTAAATATACAAAACCATCAAGAATTGACGTACCTAGAACCACATTTACTCCCGCAACTGCCGTTCTCGGGGTAAGTACTAAAAATGTCATCAGGGCTGAGCTAACAAGTAATGTTGCCACCATTACAACGGAATCGCCTCACGAGTTTGAAATTGGAGATACGGTAACCATAGCTGGTGTTTCTCCTATTGCAGAGATTTCGCAGAGGGCTCTGGATGCGGCTGGTGGGGTAGCAACAATCACCACTAGGCTTCCTCATGGATTTTCTACTGCCGACGAAGTTATTATCAGTGGTCAGAAAGACTCTCTCAAGCTGAAACTCAAAACTATTGCTAGTGCTAGTGGCATCAACAAGCTAGTCACTTTTACTACTGAACGCTCGCATAATCTTATAAAGGGCAGTGTAGTTGATATCAGCGGGCTGACCGATACGCACAGGCTGACAAATAAAGTTTTGACATCCAACGTAGCAACAATGACTACCGCTGAAAATCACAACATTCCAGTTAGTAGCTCAATAACTATTAAAGATGTCTATGACGAATACCTAACCAGAAATGAACTGGACTCTAGATTTCTCCAAGAAAACACAGCAACTTTAGTTCTTACTACTAACCACAACATTCAAGTTAACGAAAAAATTATTGTCTCCGGTCTTACTGATGTGGGTCAGGTCGTATCAAGAGAGCTACAGAATAAAATCGCCACTCTTAATCTTCAAACTGTTCACAACTTCTTCGTTGGGGATGAAATTGTTGTGGCTAGTGTGGGGTCTCCTTTTAATGGCACCCACAAAGTCTCATCAGTGACTGGAACATTTGTGTCCTATGAGCTCCCGAATATTAATCCTGCTGATGCCGTTGTGGCTAGTAAAAGTGGTGGAACAGTTACCAGCAAAAACAGTGTTTTTAATGGAGAGCACGTCGTTATTGAAAGAACCAATACAAGAGTCAGCTTTAAAAAAGAAGCAAATCCAGTCTCTCCGAGGTCTGCCCCAAACGGGAAAGTTAGGGTTCTTAGCTCTGTTTTTAACGGCACCCATACCGTTACTGGAAGAACTAACAACACTTTTACTTTTGCTAAGGTGGCAAATAACTCTTCGTCTGTAGCGATACCAGCTCCAGCTAATCAAGATATTCCGCCCTCTATTGTTTCTGTTGAGAGCATCCACACTGGGCAAAGAACTATAGGTTCTGTTACTAGAAATACTTTTTCATTTTTGCAAGCAAACATTACAAATCTTATTACCAATGCCTCTGCCACAGGTTTTGCTATTACAGATAGCGTATTTAATGGCACATACAACAGCATCACTGTTCTGTCTCCGACAGTTTTTACATACCCTAAAGCAGGGCAGAGAAGTAATATTCTTGAATCTACTGCCAACTCTCTTGCCTATGCCAGAGCCCCTCAGATTTTTAATGGCTCTCGCGTCATTACTGCTATTGACACTGATGAGAACACATTTAGCTTTGCAAGGACACATTCCGACCTTGCGGGAGCTATTTATGTTGGATACGGAAGTGCTGTTGTATCTCCAAAAGTTATTTCCAGCACATTTGGTCCTTACCCAGGAAATTCAGATATTGGTCTTGAATTCCCGACGCAAGGGTTTTCTTCCTACCAAGTCCTTCCTACAGTTTACCGAGGTTTTGAGCTAGAGAACGTGGGAGAGGTGCTTGACACATATGCCGATAACGTAAATGGCTTTGAGTATCGAATCGACTGCTCTTATGATGCAGGAACTCAAGAATTTAAGAAAACTTTTGTCTTTGTTCCTGTTAATTTCCCCGATGCAACAGGTACGGGCGAGTACGCTTCTCTTAAACGTCTTGGGGCCGAAAAAATTATTTTTCAGTATCCAGGTAGCGTCACAAATATAAGTATCTCCGAGTCTGCAGAAAACGCAGCCACACGATTTTTTGCGGTGGGGGAGAATGATTTGGGGCCCGATGCGGGGCCACCACTCTCTATTGCGTCCGCTATCGACTTGTTAGACGGCTCTAGTGGGAGGACGTGGCCACTTTTAGATGACTCCGTCAATATTGATGGGGTAGATGATGAAATAATTCTGTATGCCTATGCAAGAAGGTACTTGTCTGAAGCCAATCCCCCTATTGCAGAAATCTCTTTGGAGGTAAATGGGTCTCTTCTACCTAAAGTGGGCACATATAATCCTGGGGACTGGTGCACTGTTATAGTGAATGATGATTTTATTTTATCTAGATTACAGACAGATTTAGAACCTCGTGATGATGTTATTGTTCGTAAAATAGAGTCGTTTAGTGTTAGTGTTCCTGATGGCGCAACGTTCCCAGAAATCGTGCAAGTTACACTTATTCCTGAGTGGGAAGTTGATAGACGAGGAGTTTCGGGGTAGTCATGTCTAGTGAAAGAAGTCGCTCTAATCGCTCCGTAGGTGGCAAGCTGAACAACCTCGAAAAAAGGTTGGCCCAGCAAGAAAAAAATCTCAAAGCCAAGAATCTTGAGGGTCAAGTTGTTCAATCAGAAAATCTTGCTCCCGACAGTGTCGTGGAGGGCGTTATCGCTCCTAGAGCGGTAACTGAAACTGAGATTGCACTGGGTGCAGTTGGAACCGAGCATCTTGGTATCGTCAACGAGATTAACGCTGACTCAGACCTTGTCCTACGAGTAAATACCGAGGGACCCACAGGCTTTGTGGTTATTGAGGGCGAATCTTACGATGCCCCAACAGCGGGCATCAAATTCATGGCTTTTGACTCCCAGAATCAGGTTGTCCTTGTTGAAACTGGCCCCACTGTCACAGCCGCTACGGTTACTGTTGGCACAACTACCACTAGCTCCCCAGGAAGCAGTGCAGCTGTTACAAATGCGGGAAGCGCTGTCAATGCAGTTCTAAACTTCACAATTCCTCGGGGAGAAACGGGCCCCACTGGCCCAACAGGGCCTGCGGGTATTGAAGGTACTGACGGTACTTCCGCGACAATTACCGTAGTTGAGGAAGTCGAAACCCTACTCCCGACTGAGCCCGCCCGAGTAGAGAATAGTGGTACCGAACAAAATGCCGTTCTTGAGTTTTTCATTCCCCGAGGGGAGGACGGAGCTGCCGGTAAGTTTACGATTAGTGAGTCGCCACCAGTAGACCCCGAACCAGGTGATGCTTGGTTCTACTCTGAAGATGGCACAACCTTTGTATGGTACGAAGATGTAGATTCTGCTCAGTGGGTAGAGTTTGGCAACCTCACTGTTGGTCCTATAGGCCCAACCGGAACAACAGGCCCCACAGGTCCAACAGGCGCTACTGGTTCAACAGGACCTCAGGGTTCCTTTGGTGGTGCTACATTTTACTACTTATTCTCTACTGACACCGCAATGTCTGACCCAGGGGACAACTACCTACGATTTAATAACTCCACATACAGTTCTGTCTCTCGTATTGCGGTAGATGATAACCCTGCTGATGGAAACTATGACCTATCTTTGTTCCTGCAGACTATTGATGACTCCACTAGCAGTATCAAAGGACATGTAAGGGTATCTCGTAAAACAGATAGTTCAGTATTTGCTCTATATACGATTTCTAGCCTCACCGACTCTGCACCTAACTGGTTTGATATCAATGTATCGTATGTATCAGGTAGCGGTTCGTTTAGTGCGGATGATGATGTTCTTATTACCTTTGCTCGAACAGGTGATATAGGAGACGCTGGACCCACTGGTCCAACAGGTGCGCTCGGCCCTACAGGTCCTACAGGTGCCACAGGCCCCGAGGTAACAGGACCCACTGGCCCCACAGGTGCTGCTTCAACTGTAACTGGCCCTACAGGTCCGCAAGGGGAGACTGGCCCACTTGGACCAACTGGAAACACAGGCCCGACGGGTGACACAGGTCCCACTGGAAATACTGGACCCACTGGGGACACGGGACCAACTGGACCCACGGGTAGTTTGGGTCCAACAGGAGACACTGGTCCTACAGGTCCTGGAATAACGGGACCAACAGGTGACACAGGACCTACTGGTGCTATAGGACCCACAGGTCCATCAGATGGTCCCACAGGTGACACAGGGCCAATAGGCCCCACGGGAGATACGGGTCCAACGGGAGACACGGGTCCCGCAGGAGCCCCTACTGGAGAACTCTACATTAGTGATGCTCAACCAACAGGACCAATAAACGGGGATTTCTGGTTTGACTCCCTAAATGGTAGAGCGTATTTCTATTACGTCGACGCCAACTCCTCCCAATGGGTTGAGCTCGCTTCCGCTGGGCCCATCGGTCCTACTGGCCCTACTGGACCTACTGGTCCAGAAACAACTATTGCCATTGGCACAGTAGATACTTCTCTTCCAGGTGCAAATGCAGAAGTGTCCGTAACTGGCCCTGCAGGAAGTCAAGTTTTTAGTTTTACGCTCCCCCAAGGCCCCACTGGCCCCGAGACTTCTATCACCCTTGGAACTGTAACTACGTCTCTTCCAGGGGATGAGGCGGAGGTTTCTATCACTGGTCCTGCAGGAAGTCAGGTCCTCAGTTTTGCTCTTCCTCAGGGTGAGACAGGCCCAGCTGGTGGAGAAATCTACATCAGTGATAATGACCCCACTGGCCCAGCTAGTGGTGACTTCTGGTTTGACTCTCTTAATGGAAGAGCCTATTTCTACTATGTAGATGCCAACTCTTCCCAGTGGGTAGAACTTGCTTCAGCTGGCCCCATCGGGCCAACTGGACCTTCGGGACCGACTGGTCCTAATACTTCCATCACCCTTGGAACTATAACTACTTCTCTTCCTGGTGAAGCAGGGAATGTCTTAATTACAGGTCCTGCAGGAAGTCAGGTCTTGAGTTTTGTTGTTCCCCAAGGACCTACAGGACCAGAGACAAGTATCACCCTAGACGAAACAATTACTGGTCTTCCGACTGCACCAGCTAATGTCACTGTCACTGGGCCTGCAGGAAATCAAGTACTACAGTTCACAATCCCTCAGGGTCTACAAGGTACAACAGCAACCGCATATTCCACGGGGCCAACAGCCCCGTCACCAGTCAATTCGGGGGACCTATGGTTTAACACTACAAATGGCTTAACCTCTGTCTACTACATAGATAATAACAGTTCTCAATGGGTAGAAATTGCCGAGGGCGGACTTAGGGGTCCAACTGGTCCCACTGGTCCAACAGGCGCAACCGGCGTAACTGGTCCTACTGGAAATACTGGTCCCTCTGTTACAGGCCCCACAGGTGATACAGGACCCACAGGCCCAGCTGGTGGAGAAATCTACATCAGTGATAATGACCCCACTGGCCCAGCTAGTGGTGACTTCTGGTTTGACTCTCTTAATGGAAGAGCCTATTTCTACTATGTAGATGGGGATTCTTCTCAATGGGTAGAGTTAGCCTCCGCTGGGCCTATCGGCCCCACAGGTCCTTCGGGGCCAACTGGACCTGCCACAACAATTAGTTTGGGCAGTGTAACCACCGCACTCCCCGGTGGGGCGGGAGAAATATCTGTAACAGGCCCAGCAGGGAACCAAGTACTAAGTTTTGTTATTCCACAAGGGCCTACTGGTCCTGAGACAAGTATCACTATTGGTGTTGTAGATACTTCTCTTCCTGGAGATGGTGCTGTAGTAGCTGTTACTGGCCCAGCGGGTAGCCAAGTCCTTAGTTTCACTCTTCCCCAAGGTCCAACAGGTCCTCCCGGTGGAGAAATATACATTAACGATGCCCAGCCAACAGGACCAATCAGTGGTGACTTCTGGTTTGATGCCTTAAATGGTAGAGCTTATTTCTACTATGTTGATGCTAACTCGAGTCAGTGGGTAGAACTTGCTTCAGC